ATTGATGGACGCGTTGTTGTACATTGAAGCTGCTAAACGATGCTTGTCAGATGAGATTGAACAAGCTATGATTAATAGAAATAATATCATTGGTCAAAACGGTAATGATGGTTTACATTACGATAAAGATCTAGCTTTAGATCCTTACGATGAAGATCATGCGTTAGACGTAGTTTTAAATGATATGGTTAAAGACATAGAAGTAAATGAAGAGACTACCCTATAAAAAACGAAGTAGAAAAAAAGGTCCAGTGCAGTCGAAGAAGGTGTCATATGATGGCATCAACTTCGCCTCAGGGCTAGAGCGTTATATGTATATGGCTTTAAAAAAAGCTAAAATAAAATCTAAGTATGAAGGAGAAACTTTTGTTTTGCTTAATGGTTTTCATTTTGAAAACGAAGTATATGAAAGACAAGCTAATGGTAAAGGCGAGTACAAAAATAGAGGTTGTAAAAGAATACTTCCTATTAAATACACTCCTGATTTTATTGGCGATGATTTTATTATAGAAACTAAAGGTCGAGCAAACGAAAGTTTTCCAATGCGTTGGAAGTTGTTTAAACAATTAATTGTTAGGCAATTTCCAGGTATTACATTATACAAACCACAAAATCAAAAAGAATGCGACGAGACAGTAAGCATAATCCTTTCGAAGCAAAAAGGATAGCTAGACAAAAGTATGCCGAGCGTCAAATTGAAAAGTTTGTTAAATGGAGCTGGGAAATACGAGGTAAAGTTAAATACAATGAATTAGTAGAATTACAAGATGAATATAAAATAAAAGTTTATGGATAAAGAAGAAAACAAAGCATTATGGTCAATAGAAATAGGGTTTTACCCTGGAGTATTAATAGGTGCTAGGACATATCCTGAGCCTGAACAAACAACGCACGTGTTGTACCTACCTTTTGTAGATCTTGCGTTAACAATTTTTAAATAATGGATCAAGATGTAGAAACACAATTCCATACGATAGACCTGTTTATACGGTCTGTTTTAGATGATATGGATAAAGTATCAAAGTCTACGCGAAAGATCGATATAATGGCTTATATTGATGCCTGGAAGACCGAATTAAAGACTGTACAACACATAATAAATATATAATGGGATTATTTGATAAAAGAGTAGCTTATAAACCTTTTGAGTACCCTGAGTACTACACAGAAGGCTGGCTAAAACAGGCTCAAGCATTTTGGTTACATACCGAAATATCTATGCAGAGCGACATTAAAGATTGGAACGAAAAATTAGATGATAAAGAAAAACACTTGGTCGGTAACATTTTACTCGGCTTTGCACAGACGGAGTGCGCGGTATCGGATTATTGGACACAGAAAGTAGTTGGTTGGTTTCCTAAGCACGAGATACAACAAATGGCTATGATGTTCGGGTCACAAGAGACTATTCACGCTGTAGCGTATAGTTATTTAAACGAAACATTAAAACTAGAAGACTATGAAGCATTTTTACATGAGCCTGCTACGGCTGAGCGCTTTGATAATCTTGTTGCTTACGATGGTGATAACCCAATTGGCATTGCTAAGTCACTTGCTGTCTTCTCAGCATTTGCTGAAGGAGTTAGTTTATACTCTGCTTTTGCAGTGCTGTATTCTTTTCAGTTACGCAATTTGCTTAAAGGTATTGGACAGCAAATGAAATGGTCAGTGAGAGATGAATCATTACACAGTAAAATGGGTTGCAAGCTATTCCGCGATATGTGCAGTGAAAATGGGCAATTGCTAAACTTATGTCGAGAAGATATAATAAAAGCTGCGGAAACCATGATTAAATTAGAAACAAAATATATTGACAAAATGTTTGAAGCTGGTGATATCGAAGGTATATCAGCTAATGACTTAAAACACTTTATAAAAAAGAGAACAAATGAAAAACTTGTGGAACTCGGTTACGTTGACTTGGGCTCGTATTTTGCGTATGACGCCAAAGCAGCAGGTAATCTTGATTGGTTCTATCATCTTACCGGCGGGGTCACTCATACTGATTTTTTCGCGACTAGGCCGACTGATTACTCGAAAGCTGGGGAAGGTGAAGACTTCGAAGACATTTGGTAATGTCATAACTGAAAACGAATTATACGAACAATTATATAAATGAAAGAACAAACTTTAATAGAAATGAAAAACAAAATTGAAACGCTTGGTCAAGCTGTTCAATTTTTAATGAGAGAGGTACCTCAGTTAAAAGATCTAGCTGTAGGTACATTAGAAACAATTAAACAGATGGACGACTATGAACAAGCGATCGAAGACCTTAAGAAGAAAATGGCTGAAGAGTCTAGTAAGGCAGAAGAAGCTAACGCCAGTAGAAAGACTGTCAAGTAGATTAGGATATATGGGGACGGCATTTATGATGATGTCTCCCCATTTATTACCGGATCAAATAGGAATAGTTACATACATGATAGCAGGTACATTATCAATACCTCAAGTGTTTGTAGCAAAACAATGGAACTTAGTAGCAGTTAATTTAAACGTAGCAATAGCCTACACAATATTATATTTATCATAAATGTGGAATGAAAATTGGAAAAAAGGAGAAGATTACCCTACGTGGGGTAATACGGACGTATACAAGAAGACAATATCCGGGGGATATCTATTTGACGGAGAGTCACCTAGAGAAGCATACCATCGCGTCGCTAAAACAGTTGCTCGTAGATTATATAAGCCAGAAATGGCAGAGACTTTCTTCGAGTACATCTGGAACGGCTGGCTTTGCCTCGCTAGCCCAGTATTATCTAATACAGGTACTGATCGGGGTTTGCCTATCAGTTGTTTTGGGATTGATGTGGCTGATAGTATACAAGACATAGGACAAAAGAATTTAGAGATGATGCTACTCGCTAAGCACGGCGGTGGAGTTGGTATCGGAGTTAATCAAATAAGACCCGCTGGCGCAACAATAACAGGAAATGGAACATCAGACGGAGTTGTACCCTTTTGTAAAATATATGACTCAACAATACTCGCGACTAATCAAGGATCAGTCAGAAGAGGAGCAGCATCGGTTAACATCAATATTGAACACGATGATTTCGAAGAGTGGCTTGAGATCAGAGAACCTAAAGGAGATGTTAATAGACAATCGCTTAACTTACATCAATGCGCAGTTGTGGGTGATAAGTTTATGCGACGCCTTGAACAAGGAGATGCGAATGCTAGGACTAGATGGAGTAAACTACTTAGAAAGCGAAAGGCAACTGGAGAACCGTATATATTATTTAAAGGAAACGTTAACAAAGCAAATCCAAAAGCATATAAAGAAAACGGATTAAAAGTACATATGACGAACATATGTTCAGAAATTGCATTACACACCGATGAGAACCACAGCTTTGTCTGTTGCTTGTCATCATTAAACTTAGCAAAATATGACGAATGGAAAGACACTAACCTTATTTATGACGCCACTTGGTTTCTTGACGGTGTTATGGAAGAATTTATTCAAAGGGCGAAAGGACTACGCGGATTCGAGAATTCTATACGATCTGCACAGAAAGGGAGAGCATTGGGACTGGGAGTCCTCGGCTGGCATACTTACTTACAAGAGAAGGGTATTCCTTTCGAAGGTTTATTATCTCAGTTTGAAACTAGGAAAATCTTTTCGCAAATTAAAATCGAAAGTGAAAGAGCTTCCATGGATCTTGCTGAAACTTATGGTGAGCCTCTGTGGTGCGTTGGCACTGGTATGCGCAATACTCATTTGCGCGCCGTTGCTCCTACTGTATCTAATAGTAAATTGTCGGGAAATGTAAGTGCAGGTATTGAACCTTGGGCTGCTAATGTGTTTACAGAGCAATCAGCTAAAGGAACTTTTATAAGAAAAAATCCTACGCTTTTAAAGTTATTAAGGAAACATAAACTGAATACAAATGAAATATGGAATAAAATCCTTGCTGATGGTGGTAGCGTTCAAGATATTGCTGAGCTTGATGATATCACTATGGGCCACGACATACCAGCAAAAGAGGTATTTAAGACTTTTAAGGAGATTAACCAATTGGAGTTAGTTAATCAAGCTGGACTACGTCAGCAGTACATAGATCAATCAGTTAGTTTGAATTTAGCTTTTCCTAGTGAAGCAACACCTAAGTGGCTTAATAAAGTACACTTTGATGCTTGGAAAAACGGAGTTAAGACTCTATATTATACGAGAACAGAGAGTGTTCTACGTGGAGATATTGCACAGCAAGCGATGAGTGAAGATTGTCTTGCATGCGATGGTTAGTTAGTTAGTTAGTTGAAAATTAGGGTGTCAGAAATGGCACCCTTTTTTTTATTTATTACATTTACTTCCTTTTTTTTTATATTTTTTCTTTGTAGGCGCGGCATCTTCAGAGCCTATTTTATACCCGTTATTTCCTTTTAATCCTAGACCTTGAGGTCCTATTCCTTTTGTTTTCATATGCTATACATGTTTTAATATACCCACATTACATTGGGTGATTTGTTTTTATCTATGTCTACGTGAATAAACGTACTTGCTACGCCTAATCTATTAAATCCTACTTCTCTTAATATACCTTCTAACTTAAATCTATCTACAGAGTTTGCGCAAGCAATATCCGCGGCTAATCCTTTAAGATGAGAAGACGAAGGTTTCCCACCTACTTTTTTATTGTGTTCCACAGTTCTGTAACCTGAGTTTATTTTTATAGGTTTGCCAAACTTTTTACGAGCAATATCAAGCATGCTTAAAAGCTCTTCACTCATTTTGCCACCACTACCTTTCTCGTCAGGCGAATCAAATTCTTCTAACTTAAAATACCTCATTACTCCTCCTCTTTAACTCTAGACCACTTGGTTATAGTATAACCTATGGTTACTACTAATAATATTATTTTCAACCAATCTTCTATTTGAGTAAAAGTAGTTACGCCTAATGTACCACCATTCATAGCGTATAATTTTATATCTGATATATTCATTTTATGTTATTTACCACAAGGTTCCCCTGTTTTTACATTAATCCAATTTTCTTTTTCAAACCAATCACGTAGTGTAGCTCCTTTTTTACGTGCGCCTTTAACTTCTGACTTTGTAGATCTTTCTCTTTTACCTTGCGAGGCAGCAGATTCTTTAGCTCTGACAACTTTTTCCTTAGCCTCTTTACTCATTGATTTTACTTTAGCTGAAGGTAAACACACTTTACGTGTACCTCCGCCTTTAGCTTTATTTAAAGGTGTATTTCCTGGTTGCTTATACATTATTTTTTCTTTTTATTACCAAAATTACTTGGGCCTCCAGCTTTAGTGCATCTAACACCCCAACCTGAAGCATAAGCGCTTGGCCAAACTTTAAACTTTTTTTTAGCAGCGGACTTACAGGCTCCGCTTATTTTTGCGTACAATGGTGAACTCATTTTTTTTATTTTAAATGTTGATTTATCTTAATTTTCTTTTTTTAAGTTTTCTACTTATGCCTTTAGTTTTCTTTGATTTTTTTGTTTTTTTACTAGTTTCCTGCATACCCAAATTCCATTCATTCCAACCTGCTAGCAAAGCAATTCTTTGCCATTCTTCTACATTCTCTCCCAAAGCAGCATCTATATTATTTACCTTCTTAATTAATCTATCTAATGGTAAGTTAGTAGCTGCGGATATAACTTGACCGCCAGCTAAATAAGCTGGGTTATCTAAACTAAAACCTTTTTCCATCATTTCATTTTTATTCCATTGGTAAGCTCTAGAAGCGTTTTGAATCTGTGAAACTTTAGCTGATAAAGGTGGTGATACTTTTAACAAGTCAGAAACTAAGACTCTTTCTATGTTTGGTCGTTTTTTATCAAGCTCAGTGTTTAGCTTTATAGCCGTGTTTTTTAAGACACTAGCTATAGCACCTACGTAACCAGAACCTCTCATAACAGAATCTGCCATACCGTTTAATGTTCTATAAGAACTTTGTTTCTCTTGCTCAGACATTTCATCATCTTCATCAAAAGCTATCGCAAACAAAGCATTTTGAAGAGCGTTAAAGATCAAGTTTTGAACAGCTCCGTAATAAAGTATTTTTGATATGTTTTCTTTTTTACTACCTCTACCATCTTTAAGATCCATATAGGCTTTTTTCATTATACGGTTGTACTGCATAGGAGTGTTAGCAAAAGCTAAAACAACTCTACCTAAATCACTAGATTGTTGAGCTGATATTCTGTCAGGTCTAGATGACTGTTGGTTTTCTTCCGATGTTTCTCTCCAGTCTTTAAGAGCTTGCTTTTCTGCAGCAGCCTCATTCATACCTTCTTTCACGTATTTTTTTATTCTATTTCTGTAATAAGTAGAACCTCCAGATGCTATAGCAAAACTATCAGCAACCTGCGTTGGTGTAAAACCAAATTCAAGAAGCTTATTAACAACACCTCTTACGCCACCTTTCTTAGCCATATCAGCAATGTCTGCTTCGTTTACATTTATACGTAAACCACTTCTTCTTTCTTTTAAGAAATCAGAGTTCATCAATGTAGAAAAATCCTTCCAGTATTGTTTTTGATTAGCAAAAGCTTTTCCTGCGGCAAATATATTGTTGTCTTTAAAGTTTAAATAGTTAAAAGAAGAAAGCGTCTGTAGTACTGCTGATCTAGTGTTAAAGAACATAGTCACACCAATACTACCTGTCAACCAATCGACTAGCTTGCCTGAAAACTTATCTGCATTGTTACCTCTATTTCTACCAGTCTCCATACGTTTCAATATACCTTCCATAGAAGATCTATAATTTTTACCAAAGGCAGCTTCAAGCTTGTTTAAGTTTTGCTCAGAAAATATTTCACTAACGTTTTGCTTCCAAGGCTCTAAGTATTTAGCTCTCTTAGTTGTATTTAAAGTTTGTAGTAAATCTGTGGTAATTGTACCAGTAACCCAACCTTCTCCAGGTTTAGCGTATTGATCTCCTTTTAATATGTTTGATAACTGATCTGAAAAGGAGCTTAGCTCTGGAGATTTTTCTACAAATTCGTTAAGTGATTTTAAATCCGCCTTACTTAAGCCAGGAACTTCCATACCTTGCTTACTCCATAAGTTAACTCTAATAGCTTGCTCTTGGGTAAAAGGTTCTCCAGGTAGTTTTTTCTTTAGATTTTTAGGTACAGAGTTTATTTGCTTTTTTTAATGCGTTAAAGTCGTTTAGCATAGCGATTCTGTCTCTAGATATGTTATTCATAGCTCTAGCGTAAGGGTCCAGCATTGTTTCTTTGTAAAACTGCATTTGAGCTTCACCTTTTTTACCCTTAGCTAAAGTTGTGTATAGCAAACCTGTAAAATCATTGGCAGAATAAGGAACAAAAAAGTTTAATTTACCTTTTCCTTTTCCAGCAACCTCGCCTTTTACTCTAGCGTATTTCTTTTGAGCTCCAATACCAGTTTTAAGCTCCAAGTATTCGTTAAACGTTTTGCTAAGATCTATGTCTTTAGACGCTTTAGCTTGTTGTACTTTTGACTTTACATCTATTTGACCTAGTATGTCTTTAACGGCTTTAACGTTTTTAATAGCGTCATCTGCAAAGTAAAAATCATTATAACCTTCACCTGCTTTATCTAAAACCCATTTAGCTTTAGCTTTAGCAGTACCATCACCTAATCCAGTTATGTTTTCAAGTGGTATTGATATACCAGACTCTTTCATGAATTTCTGTATCTCTACAGCAGACTCAGGTGGTCTAGCGGTTAATATAAATACATCTTCAGTTCCTCTTGCTGCAGCTATTTTTTCAGCTACACTAAACAAAGGTCCTTTTTCTCCGTCTATAACTTTACTAAATTCTCTAAAATCAAACTTAGCTCCTTGACTTTCTAATAAATCGGATTGCTTTGCAAACTCAGATGCATTGATTTTACCAACTTTATTTCTTGTTATACCTGAGTAAACCTTCTGTAAAAACCTTTCAGGAAGTGCTTCGCCAAAACCTATATCAGTTGTTTCGATCTCATACAATCTATCAGAAAAATCTTCTCTATACTTCTTAGCGCTTTCTTGCACTTGCTCCCACGTTTTTCTAACAACAAAATCAGGTAAAGATCTTTCTACTCTAGCCTTGTTTCTTGATATGGCAGTTTCAAGAGGTGTATTAGCTACGACCATGTGAACTTCAAAACCTGCGTCTTCAAGTTGTTTTACTTTTTTCATTGTAGCGTTGTAAGAAGCACCAGTACCATCAATGACCATGCCGTCTCCATTTTTAGCATACTTATCAAACTTGGCTACAGCTGCTTTTCTAGCTGCAGCGCCAAGCTTAGATCTCATAGATCTTTGTTCTTTATTGTATTCGCTTTCTTTGGCAGGTAAACCAGATTCTGCTTTCATAGCCTCTAGAGCTATATCTTGATTAACTACTTTGTATCCACGTCTACCTAATTGTAATCCTTTACCTATATTGGTTTTACCAGCTCCAGGACCACCAACCATAAATATAGCTTTATATTTATTAGCACCTTGCGAGAAGCCACCTTCTACATTTGGTGCAGTATAATTTACTTTACTGTTAGATCTAGCTAACGTGTCGTCAAAGTCAAACACTCTAATCTTTTTAACAGGGGCTTTAGCGTCATTACCGGCTTTTAAAGCTTTGTCTAAGGATTTTAAGTTTTCTATGCTTTCCTGAACGCTTTTAGGTTTTTCAAAAAATTCCTTAGAAGCTTTTGTAGACGTGTTTTGCTTTAAGGCAGATTGAGCGTCTTTATAGGCTTGTTCAAACCCAGCTCCTTTTCTAGTAGTTGTATAAGTTCCATCAGCTTGCTTTTCGTAAAGAGTAAGCTCCGTTATGTCTCTACCGTAGTGACTAAAGTTATAATATCTTTTCCAAGTGTTTATAATAGCTTCTAAAGGCAGGGAGCTTTGGTATTTTTCGTTTATAATATTATCCATTTCCTTAGGGATAATACTAGCGTTGTAGTCGTTTAGCTTAGCTCTAAGTTCAGCCTTGGTTATATTGCCATTTAAGTAATCTACAGCGTAAACTTTCATGACGTTTGCTGGAGGGTTGTGTTCATACCTGTAGTTGTCAGGGTTGAAATCTTTACCTTTTATAGCAATACTGTTTAGGTTAGCTGCGGCTCTTAGTATGCCTTCCATAGAAGACGTACTTCCTGATAAAAACATACCCGAGGCATTTCTGTCTCCATTTTCCTTAAATTGCTCTAGTATGTCTACAAATAAGTCTCTATTAGAGTTAGCGTAGTCTAAAGAAGTGTCTAGTGTTTCCTTAGACATCACGCCGCTTTCCTTAACCTCTTTTATAGCAGCTTTCACAGCTGTTGAGCTTTGCTTAGCTCTTTCTACATCTATTCTTTCACCATTAAACTCCACATGTGAAAAATCCATTCTAGGACCTTCTTTAGTCTTTTTTTGTTTTCTAACAACTTTAATAGACTCAGGGTTAGTCATGTTAGGTTTTATAATAAGATCTATAAAATCCTCAGCTTTACCAAATATACTTTGTCTAAGAGTACCTGTTTTACCATTTGATAGTTCTAATTGTCTTCCAAACGCTGTTTCAGCCCACTCAAATAAACCACTACCAACTTTAGCGTTAGTAGCGTAAGATTTAACTAAAAACGCACCTGCTTCAGCGAGTTCAGCGTCTGTCTTTTTTTTGTATATTTCGCCAATAGCTTTTTCAAGCGCTTTTACACTAGCGTTTATTTGACTAGCGTCGTTAAAATCTATGCCGTCTTTACCTATATCTAACATGTACTTTAAGTTCTCAATAGCTCTTTGCTCTGAAACTTGTTCGTATAAAAATCTTTGAAGTGACTTTGGCTCAGTGCCTTTAGAAAGAGCTCTACTAGCCCTATCATATTCGCCAGTAATCCACTCAATAGACTTTATTAAATCGTTTTTAGTTTTTAAAGGCTTGCCATTCTTACTGGTTAAAAAAGTTTTATCAAAGGAAGAGTTAAAAGCTTTCTCAACACTCATACCAGATGATAGAGCGTTGTAAAAATCAGACTCACCTTCCTCATACATTTTTATGTCTTTTAGGTCCTTTAAGAAGCTGGGCTTAAACTTAGCTATATTTTCTTTAATATCTTTACTAGCCATACGCTTAGACTTACCAGCCGCAATATCAGCTATTACCTGTTTTGTTCCCTTAGCTGTTTTAATGCCAGATTCTTCAATCTTAGATCTTACTATTTTGTTTGTAAGATTACTAACATATACCTTTGTTAAACCCTGTAAGAGTGTACCGAACTTAGTTCTATTAGCAGCTTTCATGGGTATACTAAGCTCACCAGCTGGAGTAATACCTATATCTTGCTGTAATTTTCTTAAAGTTTCTGCATACGGTTTTCTAAACTCAGGTTTTAATCTCCACACCTGAGTTTGAGACGTTTTACCTAAGCTTCTACCTTTAGGAGATGATATACCAGGTATTTGAACGTTAACCTTGTCGTACATCAATTTAAGTAGTTTGTTGTTTAAACCTGTGGCGTAACCTTTAGCGTCAGGTGAAACATCTATAATTTTTTCTTGACCTTCTATAGTTTTAAGTACAGTTTCTGGGCCAGCAACGTTGTATTCTGGCATCGTCTTTATAAACTCTTTAAACTCTTGTATATTTCTAAAAAGACCTTGCATTCTAGAAACTTCAGCTGCGCCACCGCCTTTACCATAGTTTAACGTAGATTTACCGGTAGCTCTATCATAAGGCATATCTAACAGCGCTTCGGCTACTTTTGGCGCATAATCAATTTCTGTAGTTTTATATGTTAACTTAGAAACACTACCAGCGTCTTTACCAACGTCTACGGCTTCTTCTAATAATTCTTTTTTTATTCTTGCGGGTGTAAACTCTCTAACGTCTATTAGATCTCTGTATTCAGCTTCTTCTTTAGCTTTTCTCTTACTTAAGTTTCCGCTGGAAGATTTATCTTCAATCTCTCTAACGAAGTCAGCATCAGCGCTTGTAGTCTTTAGTTTTCTACTGTATTCTTCCACTATTTTAGTACCAACTCTTAATCCTAAAAAACTTTCCATGTAAGTACTAAGCTCTCTTTTCTGTTTAGTTACTGGATTTACCTCTTTGTAGTTTTTAGTTACACTTCCAAGCTGATCTAAAATTTTACCTGCTATTTCAGGATTACCTTTAATAGCACTAACAGATACACCTTTTTTAGCCGCCCACCTACTTACAGCTTCTACTCCTATACTAACAAATTGACTTTTTAAATTGGTCAACTCTTTAGATGTCATACCCTCCTTGTTGGTCTGGTATTTTTTAATTAAATCGGTTGCTGACGCTTCTAAGTCTTTAGATGCTCTTGCTTCTTCAGCTTTTTCAGGTGTTATTTCACTGCCTTGGAAATCAGTAAGTTTGTTACCATCCACTTTAACTGTTCTAAACTGATCAAACTTCTTTTTTAAAGCTGTAGCACTACCTCTTTTAGCTATATCTTCTATACTACTTAAGAACTCTAAAACATCACCAGCTGTTTTAAGGTCTTTTTCTTTAAAGCCAAGACCCATAGAGTTTGCTGTATTGTTTATAGCTCTTTTTAGACCTGGTAATACACCTTGTTTCAACAAAACATCTCTAAACTTAGGCTTAGAAAGTTGCTCTACAACGTTAAAAACATACTCTTCGGCTGTTAAATCTTTCTCGTACGTCTTGTCTAAAAATTCTTTAAATGTTGACCCTGTTGCTTCTTTAAAAAATGGATCTAAAATAGGCTCTACTTGAGTCTCTATTTTACTTCTAAGAGCTTCTGCAGCTTTAGGGTTAGCGTCAAAAGCAGCTTTAAAGTAAGCGTGACCAAGCTCGTGACCTCCAACGCCAGGTCGCATTTTGCTTATGTTAACAACTATAGCGTTCATTGGTATACCATCTTTTTCTGATATATACTCTGCTTTAGAGTCACTAGCTATAAGATCTCTACCTTGTGCGTCTTTACCATTTTCAGTGACAATTACTTTTAGTTTTTTATCACCAACAAGTATTCCGCTTTTTTCAACGTTTGTTTTAAACGTGTTTACTTTTCTTCTTATTCTGTCAATGTTTGCATTAGCCCTTGACACAGCTTTTTTAGCTTGTCTTTTTTCTATAAAAGTAAGATTACCTTCGGCTAAAGCTTTTTCAGCGTTAGCTTTATTCTCTAATTGATCAGACATAACAAGATTGTCGTAGCTTCTTTCCGATATAGCTATGTCTCTTGTTAAGGTTTCTATGCTGTTTATTTTCTGCTTTTCTTGAGAAGAATTTAATTCACCAGTAGATAAATCGTTTTTAAGCTTGTCAAGAAGTTTGTACTTACCAGACATAGACATCCAATCCGTGCCTTTCATGCCAGTTGCTCCAATAGAACCGAAAACTCCAACGTTTACAGCAAACCTTCTCATAGCTTTAGCATCTTCACCAAAGTTCTCGTTCATATATGCTTCAAAGTCAACATTGCCTTCTAAAGACTTTAAAAAACCTTCGCCTACTAAAGCTACTTCACTAGCTGTTGCTCCACCAACACCTGCTAAAGCAATCTTTTCTAACGCAGGATTAAAAGCAGCTGCTTTACCTGTAAATCTAAAAGGCGTTAAAGCTCTAGCACCAGCGCCACCCACAAAAAAGAAAGCACCAGCACCTAGTTCAGACTCACCTACTGTTACAGCTTTAAATTTAGCTTCTTCTAAAACAGCTCCAAGCATAAAGCCTTTTACTCTATCTATAGTTTTTTTAGACTTCATTAAGTTACCTAAAACCTTAGTCATACCTAATGCGCCCTGTGCTTTATTAGCGACAGCGAACTTAGCTAGTTCAGGAACAAAAGCACCAACGCCTTCAGTCACTTCCATAGCTATGCTTCTTTCAAAATTTTCTTTTTGATCTTTAGTAAGATCTATATCTGCATCTTTTAGTGTTTTTTCTAGCTGATCTAGTTCTTTTCTTTTTGAAGTACCAAAATCTAGAACTATATCTTTTTCACCAAAAGTGGCTTCAGCAGCAGATTCAAAAAACCTAGTAACACCGTCTGATTTAACGCTAGCTGGATCCCTATTGAGCAGTAAGGTTGTTTTAAGAGCTTCAGCTTCTAATAACGATGTTTTTAAATCTTCATCAATAAAACCTAGTTCTTTTTTAGCTCTATCTCTTTGCTCATCGCTAAGGTAGTTTAAAGACTCTATAGCCTTTTCTCTATTACTTAAATTTTTGAAAAAATCAGTATTTTTTATTTTTTCATAAACATCAGTGTCTTCAGCTGAGACCGTATTCCATATATCTTTATATTCTTGTTCTAAGTTTTCAATATCAGATATGTTGCCGTAATATTGTGTTTTTAATTTCTCTCTAGGCTGTGAAGAGTAGAACTTTTCTAAAGCTGTTAATTCTTTAGATTTGTCAACCATAGTTTCCTCTTCGCCAGCGTCCTCTCTAGCTTGCTTCTCTAGAGCCGTAAGTCTTTTATTAGTTGATATGTCAAAGTAAGACGTGTAGTTTTCATCAATTTTTTTAAATATTTCTTCTTGCTCTTTCTGTTTAGCCTTTATTTTAGCGTCTAAAGCAGGATCTTGTTCTAGTAATTTTTCTTTTTGTTCTTCTAGCTCTAATATTTCATTCGTTATTTTTATACCAGGTGCTTCTTCTTCAGAAACTATACCTTTAGACATATATAGCGGCAATCCTTTTTTATATGTATCAACAACTGCTTCGTCTTTTTCTTTAGCTTCTTGTCTTTTTGTAATTATTATGTTACGCTCTTCGCTTATTTTCTTATCTATAGCGTTGTCTACAAAGTTATCTATAGCTAAGACATCAGGAAGCTCCATGTCAGGATGCTCAAACTTAAACCTTTTCTTTAAACCTTCTACTATTTCTTCTTTATATTCTGGATTTTTATTAAGCTCAGACACAGTACCATCTATCCTACCTTTAGCTTCAATATTTTCTTCATCAAAAACTCTAACCCCAGCATCTGTACCCCACTCTAAAGTAGGAAATGCTATTTTAGTAATTAATTTATTAAAGAAGCCTTTGTCTTGTACGTTTTCATATAAAGAAGGATTACTGAAATAACCTTCAGTCATATCCTTAAATAGCTTAGCTTCTTCTGTTGAAGTAGCTCTATCTTTTTTTATCTGAAAATCTCTTTTTCTACGCTCTTTATTTAGCTCTTTTCTGCGCTCGTAAGGAACGCCCATTTTCTGCTGTGGCTGTAAGGTTATATACGTGTCAAGATCAATTTCTTTTAAATCCAAAGAACCATTTTCCGGCTCTAAGTCCATATTCTCGGATGCTATTTCCGGTTGAGGTGCTACAGTTGCATCCTGTTGTGCAACACCGTTTGCTTTTCCCTTTTCTTTAAGATTATACTTTTTAACGTACTCGTCAAATCCCATATCAAGATTTGAAGCAGCTTGTTTTACATCTTCTAATGAGTATTCATTTCCTTCGTATTCGAACATAATTTAATTTTGTTTATTTGAACCTGGTAAACCACTTGTCATTATTCTTTTTTCTCCACGACTTAGTCTTCTGTTGTCAATGTACAATGGTATTTGCTCTGCTACTAAGTCTGTTATGTTATCAGATCCATACTTAAACGCATCCATTTGACCAGCTAGATTAGCTATATCCTCAGCTCTATTCATATCAAATACCTGCGCGTCATCACCTTCACCTATTGTTATTACCTTGCCTTTTATATCAACTCCATCAAGACCAAAGTATTGTCTTATTGTAGACTCATTGGATTTTCCAATAAACCGTTGACAATTGTTTTTCCTCTATATTCTATTGTCTCTTGTTTCTCTTCTCTATTTATCTCAGCTTGAGTTTTTTTTGGAGTGTTTTCTTTAGGTCCATCAACGTGAACTGGAATGCTACTATTGATATCATTAGCTGCGCTGTTTATTGTATTTATAACAATATCTTTTAACGCAGGTAGGTTTTCTGTTTTAAACATTTCGCTGTCAATATCAATGCTTTCAAAACCTGGCAGTAAGTCGTCTTTAATTAATGACACAACATCAGATCTGGATGCTTCATTGATAATGCTTTTTATTCTATTGTCAAACATACCCATTTGAGCTTTATTCATTGGTTTTTTAGAACTAGCTACTTTATCTACTAAATCTAAAATACCATTAGCTGTATCTATTGACTTTAAAGAATAATCAGCGACTTGAGCATATGGTTTGTATTCACCGTCAATTTCAAACGTTAAATTTCCAAAATCATCAATGTTCATGTTAGCAACGCCTGAATAAATGTCAGCTAAACCATTTGACTTACCGTCTACGTAGTTAGCTTTAGATATTCTACCATTTTCTACATCGTCAAGATACTGCTGTTGGTTATCCCCTATAGCTTTTTGTTGCACAGCCAAGTTTTCTAAGTTACTTTTAACTTGATTCATTTCTTGTATGTTCTGTAGGTAAGCAGGTGATGTTTTTGAGATAAGCTTGTCTTGAGCTCTAAACGCTGCGTTAGCATATATATCTCTTTGGCGCATTATATATTCTGTCTGCTGTTGCTTCTGCTTAGGTGTTAGCCCTGCTTGCACAGTACCACTATCTGCTAAACTTAAAAACTGGGCTACTTTCTGCCTGTCTTTTGATAATAATTGTTCTTCTGTCATTTTATTTTAAGTTTAATTCCGCATCATTCCAGGAAGTGCTTGCCCGGCTCCACCTAGTATATCTCCTACTCCGCCTAAAATGGCTTGTTTACCAGCGGCTCTCGCTTGGTTAGCAGCACCTAACCTTTGACCAGCCATACCCATTAGCGTACTTACTTTATTTAGTTCTGCAGCTCTTGATTGACCTTCACCTTGTCTTTCTAATAATTGGTTCTGTGCTTCTTGCTGCATTTGAGCAGCTTGATTAGCTCTTTCTTGTTGTCCTATTGATACACCTGCTCTTTCAGCATTTAACGAACCTTGATTAGCCATAGCTTGAGCTAAAGCGGCAATACCTGATCCTCCAGCAGCACCTTGCATACCAGCCATTGTGTTAGCCATTGACTGTTGTTGGGCTCTATTAGTGAACTCTGCTTGCTGCTGGTTCACAGTTAAATCTTCATATACGTTTTCTAAATTAGTATACAAGTTTGATGTATCTAAATCTTCAAACTGCCCTTTTCTTCTATTAAACTCCGCTTGAGCAGCTCTTTGTTCTTTTTTTCTTTTGCGAGAGCCAATTAAACCACCTGCTATTCCAGCGATTCCTTGTGCTCCAGCCATTATTGCTCCCATTGGTATCATATTCTATTGCTTTATATATTATTATTACACGTTATTTACTACTCTCAAATATCTCTGAGCCTACAGAAAATAACTCTGCAGAACTTGTTGAGCTATTCCTAAATTGAGCTTCAGCGTAGTAGCCTTTAAGCTGTCCTAAAAAACCAATAGGATTTTCAGCATAAAAAATAAAATCATCTTGCGAGGGAGAACCAACGCCTACTGCTGCGTCTACAGTTATAGAAACAGGGTTACTTCCTATTGAAAGTATTGGTCCCATTTCTACTTCTGCAGGTGCAGGTTCGGCATCAACATCTAAATACCAAGCGATGTCTCCTACTTGAATTCCTTCAGGTAAGGGGTTTGAAAATGTTAAAGTTATATTTGCCATATTTTTATTTTTTAAGGTGAAGGAGGTAGCGTGCAATTAGGATCAGACGGGTCTAAGCAGCATACTCTTAATATATCCCACCCAGTTCCACTTGGCCCTGTTATTCTCATTGTTGCATTTGGATTACTAGTATAATCGGCTGCTGTGTATTGCCACCAAACAACTTGTTGATAAGTAGTTCCACCTACAGTCATACTTGGTATAATAAATCCAGTATCATTAAAAAATTCTGAAGTTCTACTTGGAGCAAACGGTGAAGGCGCGTATTTATAAGAGCCTATAAATTGATCTGCATTTAGCTGTGCTGAAGTTGGAATTAAGTTGTTAGGTTCAGTTCCAAAAACGTTGTCAAACGGTCCAAAGTTTCCAGAAGCGCTCATGCTAGAGGTTGCCTTCTTGTCGCCTGACGCTCCTCCGTGCAATATTTCAAACTTATCAGGTAAACCTTGCCCGTTAACTAAAAACGCTATAACGCCTCCTGTTGGATCTAAGCTTAAAGAATAGTCTGTTATACCTTCGCCTCCACTAACAGCAGATGATGCACATGCTATTGAAGGTATTTCTTTTACTAAGTTATCTAACAAGAATGTAAAAGTAGTGTCTGCTGCGCCAAAGTAATATATTGATGCTTCAGCGTTAAAAGTTATTGAACCATCTGAGTTTTCAGTCATACTAAAAGATACGTCGTCAACTTTATTGCCGTTGTTTGTATAAGCGAAAATTGAAAAGTCGTTTGCTATAGTGATGTTAGGAGATACAGATATTTCAGTGGGTGAATTAACTCCAGTTATTTCATAGTCATAAACCCCTCTATCTGTACCGCTTAAGCTAAACTTACTACCTACAACTACATTTGATGTATCATCTACTGTTATGGTAGGTGAATTAGTTGAAGCAGCTGTAGTAGTAACCACCACAGAACCTACATTGGTTAGTGTAACTGCGTCTGCAACTTGATCTACCACTAAAGTATCAGGAGATGTTAATGTCCATTGTATGTTTACCACTTGAGGGCCATTTTGGAAATCACTAAAAGCTGACGAGGTTTTAACCACCGGAGTGAATCCTGTTATATTTCCAGTTGTTGTTGCTGTAAATTCTATTCTAGGTATCATTGTGCTTTGCCAAATTGTTACAGGATTTGCTTGGGAAAAATCCGGATCTAAATCTCCTGTTAATGTTATTTGGTATACTTCAATAGCACTACTACCTCCTGCTATAGACGGAAATAAAATGTCAGCGCTTATAAAGCCGGAGCTATCAATGGTGTCGCTGCAAATAATGGCAGAGTGATTAGCGCTTACTAAAGTAGCCGTAACGCTAGCTCCTTCACCTCCATATATTCGCCAACCAGTAACTTCCTGCCCAAAGCCGTTAACCGTGCCAGGTAAGCTAGAGTAACTTGTAATATACTGAGGAGCGACAAATATTTCATTTGCTGAAACTTGATTTATTCGTAACTCGTCGTCATATATACTTTGATTAGGATATAAATAATTAACGGCATAACTAATACCTGTTAAATTGTTATCCCCATCATAAGTAGGCGCTTGAACTATATTGTAATTAGACGCGTTACCTGCGACAACTTGAAGTCCAGTTGATGTTAAGTAATAACCGGGATCAGCTGTGTAATTTTTAGTAAAAAGCAATTCAAGTTCTCCAGCGTTTCCCGAGCTCGCATAAGGAACACTTTCGTTTACGTCTCCTGAAATATTAGGCCCTACGTTAGCAGTAAATGTTCCTTCTATAATAATTAAAGCTACTTCTGATTGTCCTACAACACAAAGCGGTATTGTGTAATTACCCGATGGCATAACAAATCCCTGTATTGAACGTTACTGTACAAAGTACGTTTAAACCATCTTGAGTAAAAACCACGGATTGTACTGCGTTGTCAGAAAAGCTAGGGTCTAGTGAAAAATCTGCAGCGTTTGCTGTATACCCGCTATTTGGCACAATTGTTATTTGCGCTGTAGGGTATAATGAAACAACATCGGTTCCTTCTGGTATAGTGTACTGAACATTTGTAAATGTATAATTATTTAAACTTGGCATATTTATTTTTTATTTTAATTGCATGAAGGGTTTGGGATTTGATTCATTTGAGTAATTTCAATAACCACCCCATTTTCGTCCGTTTTAATTAACTTATAACTATCAGGTAACACAGATACATCAGTCCACCTGTTAGCTGCATCGTACTCAATGTTACCTCCCACTGGTCCAGTCACCAAATAAGAACGTAAAAGAGCAACGGTTAAAGAATCAGGATTTGTATAAAGAACCTTACCAAGCTCAATTTCTCCTGGGCCATGCCACCACAGCGTACCGCCTGACCATCCCCCATTAGGTCCGTCTATGTTTGGATCATCTTTTTGCTCCCAAAACAAATTCATAAATGACCTTAAGCTACATAAAAAGTTATCTGCGCTGGTGTGCCCTGATGAAACAAGAAAAGGAGGTATTTGAGGGTCAGAATTGTTTGCTTTTAGGGTGCTATTAAAATTTCTAGACATGTCTGGGGTTGTAGGAGCGCAGCTAGTTAACGTATTATATTGTGTAACTGAATCAACAATTCCATCAGACCCAATTATAACTATACTGTAAGCGTCAGGTACTGTAGCGGGATTGCTAGAGTCTAAAGCTACATCGCTTGGAATTGCTTCTATTGGCTGTTTAGTCCATAAGAAAGTACCTCCGTTAGGAATAACATCCGGCTCTGTTCCTGATGTATAAAAGTCGTACATTTGAGTGCCTGGTTGAATTCCATCCGAAAAAACATACTTAAAGTAGTTTCTTCTACGCTGTTGTATACTTGAGTAGCCGCCTCCTATATAAGTGTAAAAATCATCTATAATACATTTCGCCTCTTCGGCTGTTGGTGAGTTTTTTATTGAAGAGTCTTTTCCTTTAGCATTCCATTCATACCAACCTTCAAAAGTAGTATCTGGGGTAGGAGAGCCTGAGCTGCTACAAGTTTCGTCAATAGTAACTGTTAATAAGTAGTCTTGAGGTGTATCATCTCCACAGTCTAAACAAGGTCCAATACCCCCACCATCAGGTTCACATCCAATTAAAGTGCCTTTTATGTAATTAAAGTACTTGCCTTCTTTCTTTTGAAATTCTTTAATTTTACCAGCCTCAAGATCAGTTCTAATAAAGCTAGTGTACCAGCCGTGCTTTTTAATCTGTGAAAATTCAGGTATTATTTGATTAGCATTAACTTCTGCTATAGAATACCATTTTTCGTTTGGCCCTTGGTATTCAAGTACTCTAGAAGCTGTGCCTGTATAATTTAAAGTGCTAAAGCCTTTTACAACTTGAGGCATTTCATTAAAAACAACATTAAAAGAGCTGTCATATTGAACTCCATAAAAGTTGTTATGTAAAGGATTAACCCCATGTAACCAAAAACGACCATCTTTAAAAGTGTAGTAATTATTGTTTAATGTTACACCTGATTCTTGTATAAAATCTTTTCTACTAGTCCATCCATCTACACCTTCTTTAAACGATACCGTTGTATTAGGTACTAGGCTATCAGGAGCGTCTTCGCAGTCTGGGTCTAATTGGTAGTTAGCATCAAGGCTTAATCTCTTTTGCCAATAGCTAGACAAGTTGTTCAATGTAAGGTTGTATATATCCTTGTCATCGTCATAACTACCTATAGCTTTTGTAGGTAGTTCTTAAGTTATCTGCAAAAAAGCTAGACATACCCTTTTTCTGCTATGTTAGTTATACCGTCAGCAGAAAGTCTAATTACAGCACCTCTGTTTTTATCTGAAAAGTAAGATCTAAAGCCATAAGATGCAAATGACTCTGGGTTTTTAGATATACCAAATTCTCCAGCATAAGGAACAGCTTGACCTAATACAGCTTGATTAGATGTTAAGTTTGCGTTGCCATCAGCGTTGAATAGAGCGTCCTTATTAGCTAATATACGGAAACATTTATCTTCACACAGAGATATTAAATCAGTGTCTCTAGCGTGCAATTTTTGTATCGTACCATGTATTGGATTAAGATCCTTTGTAATTGGTTCTGCTTGTATAAACTGGTTTAATCTGTTTATTCCAGAGGTAGAGTTGTATATTTGTGAAAATATAAATCCACTACCTCTTCTTTCAGCACTATAAGGAGCATCTAACACTGTAGATACTTTAGGTCCTTTGTCTATAAAAGGAGCGTTGTAGTCGTCTCTTATACGGTTAGACTCAACACCTTGGCCGTAAATATAGCAGTTGAACCAGTCTAAGGTTTTTTCTGTATTATATTCAGAAATAGGAAACGCGTTTGAGGCTTCATAGTATAAGTCTAAGTCAATAGATTCTTTAGGTTCTGTTTCAAAAATAGCGGGATTGCTAGAGGTTAAAACTTTATTACCGCCTTCATAAACTGGTCGTATAAGTTGTATACTAGGTAGTACTGTTTCTAAAACATTCCATTCATTTGCGTTAGGCATCCAGGATTCTGTTATTGGCTTATCCAAAACAATCATCACAGCGTATTTCCAGTTTGGCCCCAAATTTTTATCAAAGCAATTGGTTTCATAACCAGGCTTTTGCCTTCCACCTCTAGCAGATTGTTTTGACTGTGTTTCAATTATAGTGTAGGGTCTTGATAGTTTATCACTGAAGGCGGCGTTTGGATCGCTATTAGCAAACCTTATTTTAGCTCCTGGATTTATTGTTCCGGTTGGAGTTGTTAAAGCACCTTCTAAAATTCTACCTGTCATTTTATCTACAACCCCATCGCGTCGACCTACGAATACGTACCCAAACTTGTTGCTTTGTCTTGTGGGAGGTGTATATCCAAAATCTCGCTCGTCACCCATTCTGTCACCATAAGTTTGACTATAACCTGTCCATCCTAATAACCTGTACCATTCAGGCCTTGAAGGACACCCATCCGATGAAGAACCTCTTCCGTTATCAGCGTAATGATAACTTCCATCGTAGCCAGCTCCTTCTGCAACTGCGTGGTCAAAGTCAATTTCATCAACAACAGCATAATCAGTTTTTTGAGCATCAAATGAATCTATAATATTAGTGTCAAAAGCAAAGTCTCTGTTTATTTTTGCAAAAAATCTACCTTCAAATTCAGGCAGTTTTTTGGTTACTTCTTCATATATAGTTATAGTTAAATCCGATCCATTATCTATATTAGGCACTTCATTGCCTAAGGGTTGTGACAAAACTACATCAAAGCTTGTGTTGTCTTCGCTAGGGGTTGAGCCCTGAGATATCATACTTATTAGACGTTATTCCTTGATATGTTATAGTTAATTTATTTGCACTACTATTTAAGCCACCTCTAAAAGTAGCACCAGGATCACTACCTGTCCCAAACTCTATAGTTATTCTACCAGGCTCAATTTCATTTTCAGCCACAACATCTCTTGAAGCTACGAAATTGTCAAATTTAGATATAAAGTCTGGAGCAGAATTATCAATAGATAATATTTTGTATCTATTTAATTCTTTTACAGCAACGTTATTATCGTGCTGTTTTTTTAATATTAAATAAGATTCTTCAGTTATTTTATTTCTTTCTGAAGAAGGAAAAGATAGCCAAACATTTCCATCTTCTGCTAAATAATATCTATCTAAAGCTAAGTTGTAATATTCATTTGAAGTTTCTTTTACAAAAAACTTATAGTGTGTTGCCCAGCTAGGTGGTATGTTAGTAGGTTGTATTGCTAGTTTATTTACAGTAGAAGAGTTAACAATATCTACTTGAAGCCCTGAGTTTTCACTCGTAAAAACAGGTGTTTCTCTTCCATAAGCATCTTTATAAACTACACCAGCTTGGTATGTTCTTATTGACTTTAGAGATGCATATGGCAATGTTGTAGAAACTGTAGCTCCCTCGTCGGTAATTAATAAATCAGGATATTCTGTAGAAAACAATGTCGTGTTTAATTTAACTGGTGTTGAAATTTCACCAGTACTTTCGTTAACAACACCTACGGTGTCATAATTTTGTAAATAATTACCATAAACAATTCTATTGCCAATTATCTCTTGAGACTTAGCTTCGCGAGGCACGTTATCCCAAGGTCTAAGCAGTTGATTGCTTTCAACCACTGCTCCAATTAACTCTGTTTTTATTTCATACTCCGTGGGTAAAGTAGTGTTTTGATAGTCACTTTTTTTCAATGTATCAACTACATAAACAGCTGTGTTGTTAGACTCTTTATAAAGTATGTCAATTTCAGAAATTTCTTCAGCGTTCCAAACTAAATCCTGAATTATAAGCTTTCCTTAAGTTATTGGTCATTCCAACATTGTAACCGTCGGATGAAAGATACTCAAAATCATTGCCAATAAAGGCTACTGAAGAAAACGGAGAGTAACAAGAATACTCGTTGTCTATATATTTCCATCTGTATGCAAATCTTGGAAAAACGTATTCAAACAAAGGCTTTTTTTCTACTAAAAGCACATCCCAAGATATAGCTTCAACCTCACCTTCGCTGTCTAAAGATTTAATTATGTTTTTAGAAATAGCCTTGTATTTCACCAGTTATAGAAACACCATTTATAGCATGTATTTTTAAACTTATTTCATAATCGTCGTTTGGCCCAAATTGGTTAACCATTTCTCCTGATAATATTAATATCTCTCCAACTTGTAAAGCGCTGCCAGGTGTTTGGTTTACTTGAAAAGTAACTCTTCCGTCCCAATAAGGGGCTGTGTTAGACCCATTAGGGTATGACTCAGAATTTGCGGGATTTAAGCTTGAGTTTTCAAAAACATTTGGGTCACCTGTAACTGGATCTATAAGATCTAAGTATTGAGCGTACGTAGGTAATGATTCAAACCCTATTGGATTAATTATAATGTTTGGCTTGTAAGTAAAGTTTTCAATATTTAAGTAGCCCCAGCTTGTAGTAAGCGGGTCTATACCTGTACCTGGTTGGGGTGCTTGCCCCGGGTTATCAGAAGCACTAGCTCCCATAAAATGAGTTGGAGCTTCTAAAGGTGATAGTTTAATTGTAGTGATATCCGCTTCTACGAAATCAGGGCGTCCAGATAAGTTTGTGTTATAGCTATCTTGGTTGGGTTCCCATTTAGGTATTTTACTATGTGTTGAGAAATTGGTAGATCCTGTTTTAAACTTTTCAATATTAATCTTCTTTGGCTCAGTTTGATCGTCTGTCCAAAACAAAAACTTATCAATTACATTTATACCTGTAATTAAATAATCAATTGAAAAATTCAAAATCCCTGCAGTGTCCACTAACACAGGGCTTACTGCATTTTTAACTTCATCATACTCTGCAATAGCACTGACTCCGTCGCTAGCTATAAACCAATATATTCTTTCGTTTATGTCGTTTCTATAAGATCCTATACAAACAGGGTTTGTCATAGAATCTATGTAGCCCCCGGTCCAGGTTGCACCTGCACCTATTTTATTTCTAATTTCTAAATTACCAGCTATGTTTTGCATAGTTCCAACATCGCTAGCATCAGAGTTAGCTAAATCTAAATTTAAAGCATCTCTATATTCTCCATTCGGAACTAAACGTTCGTCAAGGTCTTTGTTCATTTTACCTTTAGTAAAATTATGAATAAACTCTGGCATATATTAGTGTTTTATTTGCTTAGACTTACCTCTCATTACTTGAGTGATTTCCTCTAGTTTTATATTTGATAATCTTAACTTAGCATTTCTTTTCGCAACAGCTGCTTCTCTTTTAAATCTAGCAACCATGTATTCTGGAACATTGGCTCTTGTTGCTAAAACAGCGTGTGCGATATACTTGTACATAGCTTCTTCAGCTAGTTTGTGAACAATCATCTCTCCATCGGTTGCTAAACCATCGCTTATGTATTTTAATGTAACTATGCGACCTACCATATCAGAGCTAAACCTTATTAAGCCTTTTATTTGATCTATAAAGAAAACGCCATTTGATTGAGCATACTGAGGGTCTAGTCCATATCTTTCACCATTAACTCTTCTGTGAAGCTGACCTTCTAAGCTGTCTTCTGAGTTACGGGGATTGTTAAACCGTTTCCAAGTTTCAGAATCTTGAGCGTATAATATCTCACCATTTTCATCAAAAGTATACTCATAGTTATTATCCTGTATAATAGGTAAGGGGTCGCTTGTTTTGTGAGCAGGGTATATAACTCTTTCAATACCGTCCTTATCTGTCCATGTTACTTTTACGTAGTTTACATAGTCTTGTGGTAACACAAAATATAGTTGAGGAGATATTTCAATCTCTTGAGACTTGAAAGAAGGTAAAGTATCAAAGCTTAACTCTTGTATTCCTCGCTGAGCGTGAAAAGCAACATCAGTTCTTTTTATCTTACTTATAATTTTATCTTCTCCAACGTATGAAATTATAAAGTTATTTACAATATCTTTTAAGGAAATAGATTGGTAATCGCCGTAGTTCTCGTCTAAACTATTCCAAATCCCATCAGGACCTAAGTAGTAGTCTTCGTTTGTTTGATTTATAAGTCCCATTTATTAAGATTTTTCTTGTTGGATAGTTTCTATTTCTTCTTGATTAACAGCATTATACAAGTTGTAGTCTTTGATTAATAAACCTGACAGCTCTAATATTTTTACAACTAGTTCAACTTCTTCTGAAGGATGCAACTCAAAGTTAACAGAGTTTGCTGCGTCATACAAAGGTTCATCAAATACCATTTGGTAAGCCCATTGTACTTTAGCTGGTTTCTTTATATATTGAAACTCTACTTCAGTAACGTCTGTTATTTCATTGTCACCGTAAACTCTGATTCCGCTTGTATTTGACACAAACACAGGTCTAACATTTTTTGGTTTAGTTAGTGGAGATGAATTTATGTATAAAAATTCATTAGCGTTAATACGCTCTGCTTCGATGCTTTCTGTAGATGTTGCGCCAAAGGCATTTGTTGTTGTATTTTTATATACTACTGTTCCTAGTCTATACAAGTCAGTTGGCTCGTCAAAAAAGTTTCCAAGACGAGTTGGCTCAGCTGTAGTTTCAAATACATTAATTTTTTCATTCAATATATTAAGCATATCGGAATACTCAGTGCTATTGCCAGGTATTCTACCAAACTGATTTATATCATAAAAGTATTGCTCAAAAAGATCGAGTTGTGCTTGATTAGCAAATAAATTAAACTCTTGAGCTGTGACATACCCTCGTTGTTCTTTGTTAAGTATACCTAAAACCTTTTGATATACAGTATCTATGCTTACTGCCATATTGTTTTTTTATTATTATTTATAGTAATTAGGCCACCATTACAGCGGCCTAGCTACTATAATAAGTGACTTACAGTCTTTTAGTTAAGTGTTTGTAAACCTCCATACCGTCATCTGTTTTAAAGAATGCAGCTAACGCTGAGTAAGGATGTTCGTCAAAAGGAACTGTCATTAATTTCCTTTTAGTATCACCAAATGTAAATGTTCTTTGATCTGGTGATAATTGTATAATACCAGCTTGAGTGGCTTTGATACCAATATTTCTAAGCTCTACGTTTTCATCATTAGCTAGCTCAATAAATAAATATGGGTTTCTTTTAGCAAAGATTATTAAGTCTCTTTTTAACTCAGAGCTACTTAATGTATCTACTTTGTTGCCATACTCTACTCTTAAAATGCTTTCTGCTTGGTTTATATCAAGCTCTCGAGCCAATGTTAATGCATCAATCTCCATGTTGATATACTCTAGTTCGTCAACAGATTCTTGCACTGGATTATATTCTGTATATAGTTGATCTTTTAAAGGGTGATAAAGAGATAGTATTTTTTGTAAATTCTGCATCTCTTTTGGAACTGTTAAAGCTCCATCTCTAAAGATAATACGACCTAATGTAGCCGTTCCTTGCTGATCCTCGGCAAAGGGCGAGTTTTGATTTGTAGCATACCTTATTTCTTTCTGTTCCCCAGTCTCTTGATTAAACCATAGTAAAGGTCTAATAGTTGAGTGTTTTGCTGGTAACGTAAAAATAACAGGTTTTTTATTGCCTTTTAATAGATACAATCTATCTTTAATTTCCCAACTTGGTTTAGCTGGTTTTTGAACTGGTGCAGTTTTAACTGCTACCTCTTGAGGTGCAACCTCATTAGCTTCTGCTTTTGTAGCTTTTTTAGCCATAATATAATATAATTAAATAGTTTAAATTGTGACAATAGCCATAGTATATAACTAGTAAGGGGCTAATGTCATATAAGAGTAATAATTACCCCCGTCAGTACAACGAGGGTAAAAATTACATTAACTCACTACGGTGTAGTTGTTTTCTTCAACAATACAAAGTTGTTAGCGCCTTGAGTACATAATGCTCTTTCAGAAAGGAAGTGTACGTTCATTTCGTCAATAGCAGAAGTAAAGTTACCACCAACAGATCCAGTGATCCAAGACTTCATTTTACGATCGTCAGCTTCAGAAGCTCTGTAGCGTACGTGTAAGAATGGTCGTTGAATGTTTTGACCTAATTGCTGATCGTAAACAGTAGATACTCCAGCAGGTACAATAACACCTTGAACGTCGTTAACTAATCCACGAGTTGTAGAATCGTTTAAGTATTTCCAGTCAGTTTTGTAGAAATCGTAAGATCCTCTACGGAAACCAGAAAAGCCTAAGTTAAGCGCCATATCTTCAGAGTTTTCGAATACACCGTAAGATGTTCCGCCTACTCCTGTGTTATTAGCTTGTGCTAGCATGTTATCAATAGCTAAAGAAGTTGAACGATCTAAGAATAACATATTCTCTTCGATTGCTCCTTGCTTGTCTAGCTCTGCTAAAATATCGTCAAATTCAGTTAATCCTCCAAATGGCGCACCTGCAGTTGCAGCAGCTCCAAAATCTTGATCGTTATAGATAAGACCTCTATCTTCGATAGCAGCAAATAATCCTTCAGAACCTGTGAATCCAGCAGCTCCAGCTCCTCCAGCAATACCAGAGTCATCTTTAACAGCTTCGATCATAGACATTTCTAATTGATCTTCAAAACGTAATCTAGCTTCGTGCTCAGATTTTAAGTACCATAAGTAACCAGATGTTCCAGCTTCTGTTGCTACTTCAACCCATCCAATTTGTGCAACATCAGAACCGTTTACGTTATACTTATCTCTAAGAATAATTGGTTTGTTGTTGAATTGTGTGAATTTAGCGTCAATAGAATTACCTACATCTCCTGATCCTTTTCCATACTCAGAACCGTATACGAAAATCTTAACACCTGTTAAAGCAGATAAACCTAAAGCAGTTAAATCAGCAGCTCCATAAGGAGTAACAGTTACTGTAGTGTCTCCTGCAGTGTAAGTAGAACTTACTCTAGCTTTTACAGATACAACACCTACAGTGATATTAATAGTAGCGCCTGTTGCTAATAACCCAGCTTTTTGAGTGGCAGTTTGAGCACCAGCAGTTCCAGCAGCGTCATCTACAAAAGTAATTGTGTTTGTTGCAGCAACTGACTGATCGATAGTACAATCGTCAAAAGCAACGTGCAATCTTCCTTGTTCTGACCATACAATAACGTCTGAAGCCATTGGCATTTCAGCACCTACCATACGTAAGAATCCAGAGATCGTACGGTTTCCGTAACGCTCTACTTCTTTCTCATACACTTCTGGTAAGAATTGTTGTGTAAAATCTAAATCACCGATTGATAAATAATTGTCTCCAAATAATCCTTTAATAGGACGTGGAGTTAAATGGTTTAATTGGGCACCTGTGCCCGGGTTTGGAAATTCTCCAGCCATAATTTTTAATTTTTAAATTTGTTATTTTCTAATTTTTACTCTTAATTTAGAAGAATCAACACCATTTACAGATCGCACAGTCCAGCCATTAGGAGCCGTCGTATTTTCATGAACCCCTCTCGGGTCCATATTGACGTTCTTTGTCTTAGCCATACTATCTTTTATTGCATCAGCTTTGCCTTGCTCATAAAAGTGTTTTGCTACTGCGTCAGGATTCATAGCTGTAAATAAAGATTTATGATAACCAGAAGCATCAGACATTTCATTTTTTTCATTCAAGAACTTCTTGACAAAATTGTTAATGTCGCTTTGGTTTGTTTTAACCTCTTCTGCATTTTTAACATTAAACCTGTATTTCTTGTCACCAACTTGATAATCAAAACCTTTGAAATCATTATTGAAAACTTTATTAGTTTGGTTTAAAAATGCATTTTTTTGATTTTCAGCTAATTTAGTTGTTTCCTCTTGCTCTTTATTATATCGGTTAAAGAACTCAACCGCTTTTTGTTGTTCTGGATTTAATTTTGATCCAGCTTTAATATCTTCGTAGTACTTAGACTTTAAACCGTCTAAGTGATTTTTAGCTTTTGCTAACTCTTCTTTGTGAGCTATTTTCTTTTTACGTATATCTCTTTCCTCGTCTAGCTCTTCATCATAAGCGAAATTATCTTCCATTAAAAAGTCAATCTCTTCTTTGTCTAAGTGAGGTCTAGTGTTTTCGTAATACTCTCTTAGCAATTGAGTTTCGTTTAACGCAGAGTAATCAGTGTTAAGTTTTACATAATCTTCCAAGCTTCCGCCTGTGTCATTCATAAAATCAACAGCTTTTTGTATGTTTTCTGGTAACTCAACTCCTGCATCAGCTTCTATCAAAGCTTGTTCTACCTGATCTTCAAGCTCTTCAGCTTGCTCTGCAACCTCTTCTTCTGTTATTTCTTCAAGAACGGGTTGTTCAGCTTGAACGGGCTCTTGTTGTTGTGGTACTTCTTCAACCACTTCTTCGCTAGCTTCGGCTGGTTTATTAACATCCACTGCATCTGCTTCTTGCTCTTGAACGGCATCTTCTTGTGTTTTGTTTAACTCTGCTAAGTCTACCTTAATTACCCCGTCTTCGTAAGACATAGGGGAGTTGTCTTCGTTTACAGGTGTTTCTTCCACTTTAACTTCTTCCTGTGGAACACCTTCTTGTAATTGTTCTTCCATGATAAAATATTATATAATTATTATTACTATTATTACCTAGGCTCGAAAGAACCTAAGTCAAATCCACCACCTAATATATCATTACCTGCGGATTCAAAGTTTTTAGGCGGTGTATTGTTTTTTCTTTGGTCTATCAGCTCACTTTGCTGAGTACCTTGTATTTTTACTCTTTGATCTTTTCTATCTTCTTTTTCAGACTCATCATTAGCTGCTTTAGCAGCGTCTATATCTCTAATCTGCATATTGTATTGGAACTCCAATTGCATTAACTGCATTTTAGATTGCACTTCCATCTGCATTTTTCTTTCATCAAGCTGAGATTCTATTTGCATTAATTGAGCTTTTTGATCTGTAATAACTTGATTTTTTTGAATTTCTGCTTGTGCCGCCACTTGTTGAGCTTGAGCGTTTGCTTGTGCTTGAGCTTGAATATTCTGCTGCTGCATAGCTTGATCTCTCTGTAGCTTCTTTTTTCTTCTAATCTTCAATACTTGATTAGCTAGTTTTATGCTTCTTATCTCTCTAATGTCAATTGCATCTTCTAAATCAATAAGTCCAGCAGATAAAGCTGTTTGTATATTGTTTTCTAGCCTTTGTTTTTCTTCATCATCAGGTGTAAGTTCTAAAAATATACCAAAATCATACAAATGAAGATCACCCATTTCTTGTAAAGTAGCAACGTTATGTCCTCCAATCTTTTGTATAAAAGCCTCTCTAGTTGGAGAGTATTCTAATACATCGGAAATTCTCAAAGACAAGCATTCGGCTAAATCTGCTGTTAAAAACAAACCACCTGTAAGTATATGCCTTGTGGCTGTATTTGAATTAGCTGCTGCAATTTTCTGTACACCAACTAAAGCTTTAGCGTCTGGTGTTGATCCATCTCTAGCTTCGTTTAATCCCGTAGTGTCTCTTATCATTTGTAGATAATAGTTGTACGTTTGTATTAACGCAGCCATCTTGCCACCACCAGCTCCACTAGTTATTTCTTGTATAGGTACTTTACCAGGATTCATATCACCCTCTTGAGTAAATGATCTACCAATTACAGATCCTGTTTGAAAGAACATATTTAATGCTTCTTGCGGATTATAATTTGTTCCATTACCTAAATCTATTTCAGCTAAACCATCAGCATCAAGGTAGACTCCATCCGGTACCATTCTTGATAACACCTGCTGAAGCTTTAAATGAGTTAATTGAATCATATCAGCAAATCCAGTTATACGGCTTACTAAAGATTCAATTTTACCTTTATACATTCTTGGAGCTACAATACTATAGTTCATTTTAACTTTAGTATGATCGCTTTTAGGACGCATCATATTTTTTGCCAACTCCCATTGAAGCAAGTAGTCAGTACCTAATATTAATACACCTTCATACAGCACTTCTAAGGACCTAGATAATTTTCCAAACTGTTCTTCAAGCATTTCAACTGGTGGATCAAACTGATCGTCTCTAAGTACCACCTTTGAAGCTCCAGTAGCTGTTTCTTTAACCTTATATACTTCATTCATGTAAGTCTTAAAGTTAAAGTATAAAACTTGAACAGTATTAACGTCTGGGCTAGCAGAGTTATTTAATGGTCGATCGTAATAGCTATTACTTTGATATGATGTTTTAGATATTTTTTCTAAATCATCGTTTGTTAAATCTGGAAATTGCTTTTTTATTTCATTTATAGTGACATCTTTTACTTCGCCAACATAATATACGTCTTGAAAGTTAGGGTCTTCAGTGTAAGAATATACTAGATTAGCAGGATCTACATATTCAACCACAATGCCCTTCCGATAATGTAAATCTATTTTTTACAGCGCCAATACCTATTGTAGTTAGGTCGTAATAAAAACGCTTTTTAGTTAGATCATAATTGTTACCGTCAAGTAAAGTGTTTATAGCTTGCTCCTCAGCCATCTCAACAGCTTGCTTATATGTTAGCTGCATGTGAACCTCTAGCTCTTCTTTAGTTTCAGGTAAATCTTCCTCTGGGTTTTCAAATAAAGCTATATTAAAATTCTCTTGTACAAAGTTGTTAAGATCTTTAGTGTACATGTCTCTAAGTACGCTTTCCATGTAATCAGTTCTTTTACTGACTCCATAAGGATCTTGTGAGTACGCTTTTATATCAAAAGCTCTTTCAGATATACCGTTAACAACGATGTCTACAAATTTTGGTATAATAGGTACGGGCTTCCAGTCTAAGTTTAAGTAAGATAAATCACCGTTAATAGAAAGCTCATCTTTGTATTTCTGTATAGGCTGCTCGCCTCTAGCGTATAACCTTAACTTGTGAAACGTATGTTGATTGCTTCTATATCTATTTGTACCAGAATCTAATTGAAACCACTCGTCTTGAATAGCTCTACCAACCTTAAGTCCATACTCAGGCGACATTTTTTCAGCATCACTAGCTACTTGACTAGGAAAAGTACTTTTTACAACTGATTCAGCCATATTTATTTTATTATTTTTGAAATTGAATCGCCATTACTATATTTAGCGATACTTAAGTTTAATTTTCGTTTTTGCATAATAGGGTTAGGTCTGTATAAATTTTTATTACAAGCCATTATAGCTAATCCAGAGCTTATAGCAGCATCATACTTTGTTCTGTTATTTATATCAAATTTTCGCCCAATCATTTAAAGTTTCGCTAAAGTATAAATCCCCATAGTTGCCGTCTTCTTTTAAGCCAATGTATTTATCTATATAAGATTCTATAGCCGCAGCGTGAGCTTGCTTTATATCTTCACTTGAGTTTGGTATTCCTCCTATTTCTTTTTCTGCCGTAGAAAGTTTGTTCCAAAGCTTGTCTGGTCTATTCATTGAATAACCTCTATAACCTCTTCTTTTAAAATAGTACAATAACCTAGGTTTATTATTTTCAGCTAATATAGGCATTCCGTAAAATACACAAGCCATAAGAACGTCTTCAAAAAATATCTCAGCAGTCTGAGGTCTCGCGACGTACTCTAAGAAAAATGTATTAGGTGGAGCATCTTCCATGCTAAACTTAGTTAACCCGTGTAAAGCTCCTTTCGATCCATTACCTCCAACTGTTCCGGATATATCATAACTGTCACATCCAAAAGCACCCATATGATCGTTACCTGGGTATTTCATTCCATTTTTTAAAACTTGACGGTTTTGAATATCGTGAGTAGGAACCCAAGTTATTTTGAATCTTCCTTGGGGATTTGGTGTAAATAAAACTTTTGAATCCTTAATTCCATTTTCCCAGCTAAAATTACCAGTACTAACTACTCCTGTATTTCTTAAATCTTGGTTGTAATCAATTTGCTCGTATATTTTCGCTAAGTTAAATAGACTGCTTTTTGTTTCGTCCCTAAACGCGTGCTCTTCCGTACGTGGGAATTGTCTATAGAATTCGTTTAAAGCGTCCTGGTCGCTTTTTAATCCTTCAGCTTCATTGTTCCAGTGTTCTATAATTCCAGTGTCTATAACGTCGCCGTATGGACCTTTAACTTCATCGGTAGGTGTGTCAAACACAGGATGTCCGTAATCATCTATAAAACCCTCGTAGTTCCACTCCATAGGTATAAATAAAGAATATAAACCAGACTTTGTTTGGCCGTTTTTATTTCTTTTTGTAGCATCAGAAGAGTAGTATAATTTCTTAAAGTTTTCTCCTCCTTTATCTAAAGCGTTTGATGTTGATCCCATCATACACTTACCTATAATTCTAGCACCTAAACGTAAACACGTTTTTGTTACTCGCCAGTTATTTAATATATTATCTGGCCTTTCCCACTTTCCACTTTCATCGTGTACTAGTAGTTTTAATTTTTCTCCGTCATAAGAGTTGTCCCCTGTGTTTTTCCAGTCGATTGTTGTGTCGAGACCCTCGAGTAGTTCTTGGTCTTGCTTGTTTTGGATCGATTTTCTTGTAAGCCTCGAGGCCGGTATTCTGTAGGCCAATTCGGTCTTTGGTCGGTCCATACCGTCTTGTATCGGTTTGAAAAAGAACGGATAATTGACAGATATGGGTACGACTTTATCCGTGAACATTTTCTTCGCATCGGAGCCAGATTTGGACAATATCCCAAACCGTGCATCACTTGATATTGTGGCCATGTTGACCGTCTCTCCTGAAGCCATAAACGAAAAACCTGAACGTCTGTTCTTGAGATAAGACATGCCGTAACACCTTCTGTCTGCTTTACAAGCTTCCCAGAATAGGTAGAATAATCTGTTAGCTTCCCTGAATTCGGGGTTGCCAACGTCAATCTTAGACCACTGCAAGTACATAAAGTGAGTGCCAGTAATGTAAGTAGCCACGCCTTTATTATTGAACCAATGGCCTTCTTCTCTGCGTTTAAATTGTTCATCTATATATGGTTCCCATTTATTTTGAAATTCTTCAGGGTATTCTCTCCACTCGAATACACTCTGTATTTGCTTTAACTCTTTAGGATATTCTTCTACGGTCCATTTATCTGTAGATTTGTTTATTTTAGAAGGCGTTTTTGGAAGCGCGATTCTTAATCCCTGTATTTCGTATATATCACCTATTTGACCTGTTTTACTTATAACTACAATATCGTTTTCTTTATTGTAACCATAATCCCATTTTTTAGATTTATTTAATCTAGAAATAGTAGTAAGCTTTACGGGTTCAACTATTTTATATAAAGTTTGCTCGTACATTATTTAGATCTTTTTTCAGCAAATCCACTAAATGATTTTTTAGCTACTTCTTCTTTAGGCTTGTTATCGAGCATGTCTTGCTCTTCTTTTATTCTGTTTAATATTTCGAAAGCGTCAAATATAGCTAACTTCTTTGTAGCAGCAGCGTTTTTAAGTCTGTCTGCTGATATATCGTCATCTGAATCAACAATAGCTTCTTTAGCTACTTTGATCAACTCCTCAACTGCCTTGTGTCCAGCTTGGATTATATTCGACTTCGTTTCCTTGATATTCATATTTAATTTTAATTTGATTGGTTGGTACTCTATAGAGTCTTTCTTTTTCAATAAAAAACTCGTATTCCATACCTACTTTAAAAGAAACTAATGTTCCTTTATCTATGCTTCCGTCTGTGTATTTTACAATACCAAGACCTGGTTTTTCAAAATCTGTAGAAAACATTTTATCTTCTTTTATAGGTTTTATAAAACAAAAACCTTTTTCAGACTTCCACTTGCCATTTGATTTATAAGCATATATTTGATCTGGTTGAGCAAAGTACTTATCTTCTTCAAAGTAACTTTTGCTGTTTTTTTCATTACCTCTAACGTCATAAAACCTTCTAAACACATTGTGATGCAGTATAACCTCGTCTCCTTCTTTTACATTAGTTTCGCCTAACATAGGAGTAGCTAAGATTATTCCGTGCCTGCTTACGTAGTTATGGTTTTGTAATTCAGTATTTAATAACAACTCACTATTATCAATTTTAACCAAAGACGTTGATCTTCCGCTTTTAGGCTTTACTATAAAATTATAAATTGACTTCATTAATAATGTAAATCATATTCTACAGCTATTGCCATATTTTTATTGAAGTCTTTCCAGGATAAAGTTTCTTTGTTTTTTTCTATATATATAGAGTACTTATTTTCTTCCTCTAATATACTAGTTATAATATGACCGCCATACACTTCCTGTCCAATAGAGTAGTGCATAGCGTCATTTTTATAATCTCTTCCAATACTAATCTTTCGTATCAGCTTCATTTTCTATTTTTTCAAAAGATCCGTCATTTATGTTGATGGTTATATCTCCATACTCTTCTCTTAACCCATCTTGAAATTTTTGTAAATCTTCTTGAATCTTGCTTGCCCCGTGTAGTACTTGGTGTTTTTCAATTTCTAATTCACCTAATTTTAGTTGATGCTGGTTGAAATTTTTAACTAAATCCTGTAATTCAGTTAACTCTTCTTTTTTAATTTCTTGCACTTTTTTCATTTTATTAAATTTAATTGTTATTTATAAGTTTATTATTACGTGTAAACTTAATTATTTACTCCCCTATTGTCATTGTTACAGATGTTGGGTTTATTAAAGCTTCTATTTGACCAGCAATATTAGCTTCTATAGATGCTACTTGCTCTTCGCCCATAGCTTCTTTTGTCCACTCAACAACTATTTCGTTAGTTAAGTCTTTAAATGGTATAAAATCACCACCTTCATTTAAAGGTACAATTTGAGTACCTATATTAGTTACTGAATAATCTCCATTAACCCCTGTTACTGTCCAGTGTACGTTATATACTACATCCGTCTGCCCTTCTTCTTGAGGGTATACATCTACTGTTTTACAATTCCAATCGTAAGTTGCTGCCATTTTTATTTATTTTCTAAATTTTGAATTCTTGTTTCTAGTTGTTCTATTTTTGATACAGCTTCTTGAAGAGCTGCTGTCAATAAAGGTACTATTTTAGCTTGATCTATTCCTTGATAAGATGGTTTATTATTTTCATCAACCGCATCCTTTTCACCTGATACAGCTTCTGGTATTACTTCAGCCACTTCGTGAGCTATAAAGCCATCTACTTTATAATCGCTTGGTCCTTCTTTCCAACTAAACCTATTAGGTTTTAATTTATTTAATCTATCTAGAGCGTCGTTTATAGGTGTAATATTTTCTTTAAGTCTATAATCCGAGCTCGTATTGTATTGAACCCCGTATTGGTTCATAGATATGTAGCCCCTAACAGCGTAGCTAGATCTTATGAATTCTATAATTCGTAGCGGAGTGCTGGTAGAAGACGCTGTAGATCTTATTCTCATTAGCTGAGAAGATGTTGTAGATGTAGATCCTTGTATATAAAGCTTAGAATTTGGACTAGTCATTCCAATACCTACGTTGCCGCCAAGTGGATTTAATAACATGTTATAAGCTGTTGCAGAGGTATTGCTTTGAGCTTGCAACCAAGAAGCCCCAACATTGTTTACACCTATATTTAATCCATAGCTGTTAGCTGTGTTACTAACAAATAGCGGAGCTGTAGAAGATCCTAAAGATGGATCGTCGTCACCTGTTAAACCTGATACGTGTAATTTAGTTCTAGGACCAGTCGTACCAATACCGAAATTGCCATTAGCGTGCAATGTTGCTCTTATAGAGTTTGATGTTCCTAAATATATATTAGAACTAAATTCGTTAAACAACTCTAAATCGTTTGTATTTGTTTTATAGCCTAATCTGCTTACAACTGCTCCTCCATCTTGCTTTAGTATTATTTGGGCATTATCAGTTTCGGTAACATTATCGCTATCAGCTTCTATAAGTAGTCTAGCTGGACCAGTTGAGCGTAAATGCAATAGCTCTGAAGGGCTGTTTGTTCCAATACCAACATCGCCATTATTAAGTATTGAAAGTTTTTGAGTAGGAGCTGAAGTTCCTGAGCCAGACAAGAAGTCAAATCTAGTACCAGCTACATAGTTAATTTCTGCTTGACTATTAGCTTGTCCTGTTTTTTTATATCTTAAACCACCTAGATTGGCGCCAGTGCCTCTATTAGATTCTATATCTAAAGAAGCATAACCGCTATTAGTGTTTTTTATTCTTATGCCACTAGCACTTGCTGTAGATTCCACTTCAAGCTTAACGTCTGGAGTAGTCGTTCCGATTCCAACGTTGCCGCCAAGCGGTTGAAGGTTTAGGTTGTATAATGTGGTATTGCCATCTGCTCTTTGACTTTGAATAAAACTCCATCCGGCGCCTGCAACACCCATATTGATGCCGTAGGTTTTATTTGTGTTAGAAACAAAAAGTCCTCCAGTCGCAGTTCCTGCTGTAGGAGCGTCGCTCCCATTTGCACTAGCCACGTGGAGTTTTGTCTTTGGGTCAGTAGTGTTAATACCAACGTTGCCAGAGCTATTTATAACCATTTTTTGAGTTGCGTTGGTCCAAAACTCCATGTTATTATTGGCCATCTCATATCTAATCCTACCTAAAGTTTGAGTTGAAGCGTTACCAAACCAAAGCTCAGCTTCATTAGCTGCTGTTAAAGTAACAAAATTCCTATTGCTGACTGTGCTTTCAAATATAGCTGATGTTCCAGAACTAGGTGTCCAAGTTCTTAAATTACCGTTTGCTACGTGAAGTTTAGCTTGAGGACTAGTAGTTCCAATACCAACGTTACCATTGCTTAATATACGCATTCTTTCACCGGTGTTTGTTACGATTCTAAAATTGTCACCTGCATAAGCTCTTAAAGAGTTGTATTGGTCTCCATATATAAAATTATTAGTATTATGAAAATACAAATAACCGCTGACTCCATTTTTTATCTGCACAGTACCTTTAACTTCGAGGGTATGACTTGGGTCAGTAATTCCAATACCAACATTGCCGCCGTTTAGTATGGTCATTTTTGTGTCTGAAAACTGAACGTTTCCAGAGTCAGCTGTAGAGTCTAAAGCAAAGTGCATGTCACTTCTTCCAAAACTACCCGCTGCATTTCTAGCTATAATAGCTGCTTTTTCATAATTGGTTTCAGAAGCAATAGTGCTAAACTTTAAAGTAGCCTCTGTTCCAGCGGCGCTATTGTAAGCTAGTATTTTTACGTCAGTATTAGAAGTTCCATTTCTAACAGTAAGTTTTTCACTTGGGCTAGTTGTTCCAATGCCGACGTTACCTGAAAAAAATCCTTTACCATCAAAATATCCAGCCCATCCACCTGCTCCGCTAGCATCTCCATATATAGCGAAACCCCCTGAAGTACTTACTTTTCCAGCTACACCAACAGAGTTAGCGTATAATGTATCTGTACTATCGTTTATTCCTAATACTGCCGCACGGTTTGTGTAATCCACTGGGCCGCTATTTGTAGTAACTGAGTGAAGTCTACTAGTTGGAGTAGTTGTTCCAATACCTAATCTCTGGTTAGCGTGGTCTACATATAATGGAGTCGGCACGTCGTTAACACGTCCCGCGCCAAATACCTCTATAGTACCATTAGTATTATCATCTCTAATTACAACACCTACTTTTTGAATATACTTTACTCCAGTTGGTTTTGTAGTAGTAAGACCTCCTGGAGCGTCACTTACAAACACCTCGTCGCCAACCTGAAAAGCAGATGTATCAATACCTGACACCTTACCAAACATGATAGCATCACCCTCGTCGTTGTTACCGCCAGCCGCATCTAAATCTTCGTTTAGTATACCTAAAGCTGGCATTCTGCCTGCAGCGTTATTGTCAGCTAAAGCAACTTCAATTAAGTTGCCGCTTGGTGGAGAGATAGATACATTTTCGCATATAACTTGACCTTTGGTCATTGCAGATAACGTAGAGTTTTTAACTCTTAAGATAACAGACTTAGCTTTATCAGCTTCTCCTGCTACAACGTCACCTTGGTCTATCCACTCGACGCCAGCTACGCCGTTTCCGTCTACTCCTAGTGAAGAAAGTATTTTCCCATCGGTTCCAGCTGAACCAGCTGAATCTTCAATACCAGCTTGAGACTCTATGTTACTTTTAAACTTCATAAATTAAATTTTATTTTTATTGTTACCCTATTTTCTGCACTAGGATAGTAATGTCTGTTGCTTCTGCTGCAGCTATAGTAGCTACAGAAGTTGAAGGGGTTCCCACTCCACTTGTTGTTGTTCTAGTAACATCACAGTGCACTGTATCTCCAGAAGAGTTTATAGTTTGAACTAATGTATTTAATCCAAAAGTGTGATTCACAGTTCCAGATAAAGAACCTGCTGTAATTACACCAGTTGCAGACGTTGATTTTAGTTCTACAAAACCAGAGGCGCTAACTGTAAAGTCGTCTTCATCGTAGCGAGATATCCCAATGACAGCGGCGCCAGCGCCAGTGTCAGTTCCAGCTGTAGCAATATCTATATTGTTTTGAACTGTTGTCCAGTCCGCTAAAGAGCTTGGATCATCTTGTTCTGCTATAAGTACATCCCCAACCTCAAGAACTTCTCCAAAAAACGTGTCACCTACAGTTACTGTGTAAGTCCAGCCTTTTTTAATAGTGTTTGGCGAAGTTGTTAAATCAGGCTGGTTATTGACTGCATCATAACCACCTTGATATATTAAACCTCCAGTAACAGAGCTATCAATATAGCTTTTAACTAATGTCAAAGCATCTACTGGTATACTTCCAAAAGTTGTTTTCTTAACCACATTGGTACTTGTAGCAGGAGTGCCTACATCCGTGTAGTTGTTGAAAGGTATTGTATCATCCGCTGCAGCTGTAGCCGAACCTTGATTAACCACATAATTATCAGATATACCAACGCCTCCATCTACTTTTAAGCCTACAGTAAGGGTTTTAGCTGTAGTTGTTTCACCTGTTAAATTAGATGTTAAATCTTCAGTTGCAGCTATTTTAACAGTGTCACCTGATGCTATCGAACCGGTTATAGCAGGGTTTGCACTATCACTTAAACTGAATCCGTAAGAGCTCGATACTTCAGCCCATTGGTAAGTTGGAGGGTTTGTAACAGGTGTTACTTCTCTACCTACTTTAAGCACGTTGCTTGTTGTGTTATAATATAACTGACCCTCTACAGGTGTTCCAGCAGCGGTGTCGTTTGCTTCGTTTTGAATTCTTGGGTTTAAAAGTTGATTTTTATTGTAATCAACGTTGTTTAAAAAATTAATTGCCATTAGTTTGTTTTTGTTAGTTTATGAAAGCTTGTCCTGAGAACGCTGCTGAAAAGTTTATTGTTAAGTTATTTAAGTCATTGAACACAACTTCACCGTACATTTCTATATTATTTGTATTAACGGTAGTTACTGAAGGAAATTTGTTTAAGTCGTGTTGAACAGTCCACGTAGCAGATGCTTGGTCTTGTGGATGCACATAGTTCTTATCTTTTTCATCTTCTTTAGCTTTAGGATAAGTTATTAAACCATAAGTTTCTTCAGAAAACAAATAGCCATTTGATTCTATTAATGTAAGATTGGCGTTATAAAAATCTGTTTCAGTAACGTCTTGTGTTAAAGAATCAAGCTTGTATACGCCAAAATTATTTAAGTCATCTACTTGAGCTAGCATGATTGGTTCATCAACTAGTGTAAGTAGGTAGTTTGAAGCTAAAGTATTAGCTAAAGAATCTTTGCTTATTCTAAAACTAGTTAAGTCACTAAAGGCAGTATTATTTCCACCTCCAGATATAAGACTCACTGTACCTGGTCTTCTACCTCCAGTTAGGTTGGTTTGAAATTTAAAGTTGTTTTGATTAACAATACCTATGGAGCCATTGTCGTTAAACAGGTCCGCTATTGATTGTGCTGTAAAGTTTTTTGTAGCATTACCGCTATTAGAATCGGTGCCAATCCATCTATCTAGTAGTGTTACTACTGTATCTATTGCGTATGTACTAATTCTAGCCATTTAATCTTTTTTTGTTATAGCTTTCGCCTTCTCCCAAGTACGACCTACAAAATAAGCTCCATATGCAGTTACTAGTAAAGTTTGAAATATTGGCACGTATTCTTCAGCTATAGTGAACTCTCCTACGTTACCGTCAAAAAACGCGCATACAGTAAATATAACAGTTAAGTATATAAGTACCATAGGGCGTATGTTCTTAGATAAAAAGCTATCAGACTCCATATCAGACTTCCACCTAGCTGTAACCTGCTCTTGAGCTTCTTTATCTGCTTTTTCTAGTATCTCTGTGATTAAGCGCTGAGCCTCTAGTTTCTCTTCTTTAGTAGTCGTAAGGTTATCTAAAACCTCGCCAACTTCTTTTATGACGGAACCTGTAAGCCATTGCCAAATCTTTTTCATTTATATGGAAATATTTTATTTAACTTATCTTTTCTTTTACCACAGCCGCAGTCGGGATTTACTGTTTCAACAATTTTTTTAATACCAGTTGCTTTTGTAAATTTTTCTACTGAATCCCCTAATCCTTTTGATTTCATTTTATTATATTTTAAGAATGTCTACTACAGCACCATCTTTTTCTAGCAGCTTTACCTCTTTTACCTGTCCAGCTTTTAGATCTAGAACAAAATGCTTTTTGTCTTTTATAAGCCGCTGTTCCAACTTTTACATCGCATTTCGTTACTGCTGTTTTTAATTTACTACCTGGGTTTTGTTTTTTATATTTTTTTACACCAGCTTCAGTCATACCAGCGCCTTCTTCTGTTGTTCTAAAATTCCTTCCCTTACCTTTAGTAGTTTTTCTAACCCTTGCGAAAGGTGAGTTTTCTTGCTGGTATGCCATAATTTATATTTTAGATCCGTAGCCTTTCATTTTGAAAGACACTGTTCCTTTTTTTAACTAGGATAGTAATGTCTGTTGCTTCTGCTGCAGCTATAGTAGCTACAGAAGTTGAAGGGGTTCCCACTCCACTTGTTGTTGTTCTAGTAACATCACAGTGCACTGTATCTCCAGAAGAGTTTATAGTTTGAACTAATGTATTTAATCCAAAAGTGTGATTCACAGTTCCAGATAAAGAACCTGCTGTAATTACACCAGTTGCAGACGTTGATTTTAGTTCTACAAAACCAGAGGCGCTAACTGTAAAGTCGTCTTCATCGTAGCGAGATATCCCAATGACAGCGGCGCCAGCGCCAGTGTCAGTTCCAGCTGTAGCAATATCTATATTGTTTTGAACTGTTGTCCAGTCCGCTAAAGAGCTTGGATCATCTTGTTCTGCTATAAGTACATCCCCAACCTCAAGAACTTCTCCAAAAAACGTGTCACCTACAGTTACTGTGTAAGTCCAGCCTTTTTTAATAGTGTTTGGCGAAGTTGTTAAATCAGGCTGGTTATTGACTGCATCATAACCACCTTGATATATTAAACCTCCAGTAACAGAGCTATCAATATAGCTTTTAACTAATGTCAAAGCATCTACTGGTATACTTCCAAAAGTTGTTTTCTTAACCACATTGGTACTTGTAGCAGGAGTGCCTACATCCGTGTAGTTGTTGAAAGGTATTGTATCATCCGCTGCAGCTGTAGCCGAACCTTGATTAACCACATAATTATCAGATATACCAACGCCTCCATCTACTTTTAAGCCTACAGTAAGGGTTTTAGCTGTAGTTGTTTCACCTGTTAAATTAGATGTTAAATCTTCAGTTGCAGCTATTTTAACAGTGTCGCCTGATGCTATCGAACCGGTTATAGCAGGGTTTGCACTATCACTTAAACTGAATCCGTAAGAGCTCGATACTTCAGCCCATTGGTAAGTTGGAGGGTTTGTAACAGGTGTTACTTCTCTACCTACTTTAAGCACGTTGCTTGTTGTGTTATAATATAACTGACCCTCTACAGGTGTTCCAGCAGCGGTGTCGTTTGCTTCGTTTTGAATTCTTGGGTTTAAAAGTTGATTTTTATTGTAATCAACGTTGTTTAAAAAATTAATTGCCATTAGTTTGTTTTTGTTAGTTTATGAAAGCTTGTCCTGAGAACGCTGCTGAAAAGTTTATTGTTAAGTTATTTAAGTCATTGAACACAACTTCACCGTACATTTCTATATTATTTGTATTAACGGTAGTTACTGAAGGAAATTTGTTTAAGTCGTGTTGAACAGTCCACGTAGCAGATGCTTGGTCTTGTGGATGCACATAGTTCTTATCTTTTTCATCTTCTTTAGCTTTAGGATAAGTTATTAAACCATAAGTTTCTTCAGAAAACAAATAGCCATTTGATTCTATTAATGTAAGATTGGCGTTATAAAAATCTGTTTCAGTAACGTCTTGTGTTAAAGAATCAAGCTTGTATACGCCAAAATTATTTAAGTCATCTACTTGAGCTAGCATGATTGGTTCATCAACTAGTGTAAGTAGGTAGTTTGAAGCTAAAGTATTAGCTAAAGAATCTTTGCTTATTCTAAAACTAGTTAAGTCACTAAAGGCAGTATTATTTCCACCTCCAGATATAAGACTCACTGTACCTGGTCTTCTACCTCCAGTTAGGTTGGTTTGAAATTTAAAGTTGTTTTGATTAACAATACCTATGGAGCCATTGTCGTTAAACAGGTCCGCTATTGATTGTGCTGTAAAGTTTTTTGTAGCATTACCGCTATTAGAATCGGTGCCAATCCATCTATCTAGTAGTGTTACTACTGTATCTATTGCGTATGTACTAATTCTAGCCATTTAATCTTTTTTTGTTATAGCTTTCGCCTTCTCCCAAGTACGACCTACAAAATAAGCTCCATATGCAGTTACTAGTAAAGTTTGAAATATTGGCACGTATTCTTCAGCTATAGTGAACTCTCCTACGTTACCGTCAAAAAACGCGCATACAGTAAATATAACAGTTAAGTATATAAGTACCATAGGGCGTATGTTCTTAGATAAAAAGCTATCAGACTCCATATCAGACTTCCACCTAGCTGTAACCTGCTCTTGAGCTTCTTTATCTGCTTTTTCTAGTATCTCTGTGATTAAGCGCTGAGCCTCTAGTTTCTCTTCTTTAGTAGTCGTAAGGTTATCTAAAACCTCGCCAACTTCTTTTATGACGGAACCTGTAAGCCATTGCCAAATCTTTTTCATTTATATGGAAATATTTTATTTAACTTATCTTTTCTTTTACCACAGCCGCAGTCGGGATTTACTGTTTCAACAATTTTTTTAATACCAGTTGCTTTTGTAAATTTTTCTACTGAATCCCCTAATCCTTTTGATTTCATTTTATTATATTTTAAGAATGTCTACTACAGCACCATCTTTTTCTAGCAGCTTTACCTCTTTTACCTGTCCAGCTTTTAGATCTAGAACAAAATGCTTTTTGTCTTTTATAAGCCGCTGTTCCAACTTTTACATCGCATTTCGTTACTGCTGTTTTTAATTTACTACCTGGGTTTTGTTTTTTATATTTTTTTACACCAGCTTCAGTCATACCAGCGCCTTCTTCTGTTGTTCTAAAATTCCTTCCCTTACCTTTAGTAGTTTTTCTAACCCTTGCGAAAGGTGAGTTTTCTTGCTGGTATGCCATAATTTATATTTTAGATCCGTAGCCTTTCATTTTGAAAGACACTGTTCCTTTTTTTACTTTATTACCAAAAGCTGATATTGATGAATCTAATCCTTGAAACAAAGCTCCATTATCTAATGTGATAGGCTTGTAGCTAACGCCGTTTTGTGATGCCATTGCACTAAAGCTTGACGTAGGAGTTGTTGTAGTTTGCGGAGCAGTAGAGTCGCTGCTAACACCTAGCTCTTTTTTAAATCTAGATTTAAACTCGTCTTCTGTTTGTGTTCCTTCTGGGGCTTTAACAGGTCCAGCTTCTCTACCCTTAGTTAGATCGCGATCATAATCCATGGTTTGGCTCAAATACCTATTACGCATGCCAGTCGCTTGTTGGCCTATGTTTTTACTTCTTGCAACAGTGTTTTTTAGCTCGTCTTCATAAGCTGTTAAAGTTTCTTGATTAATTTTACCAGCCTTGAACTTTTTTTGCATTCTCTTAAGTTGCTTAGAAGCTTTTTTCACGTTTCTTGCAGCTACTTTTCCAGCACGTGTATTACCTCTAAGTTCTTGAGGTCCCATTAAATCAATTCTTGAAGCTGGTTTAGCGTCTTGTACTACGGGTTTAGATTCAAAATCTGCATTTCCAGGCGTAGTTGTTCCGGTTTCATGTTTTCTAAAGCCACTACAATTTTCCGCGTTAGGGTCTTTACATCTTTCGTTCTCAGATGTCCATTTCTTGCACGCAGCTGAATTGGGATCCTCACAAGCGTCTTTTCCTTCATATGCCACAGGGGGAGTGTAGGTTGAGCCTGTTCCGGTTCCTGTTGTAGATTGTAAATTACCTGATGGATCAGCGGTCTGCGCTGTTTCAGTAGTCTGCTTAGCAATAGAAGATTTATGTTGAGCTACTTTTACTCTTTTAGTTATTGGTGTATACATATTATTAGTTTTAATCGTTTGGTCCTTTTCTACCTATACCTCCTGTGAAGTCTTCTGAAAGTTGAGTAGCTCTGTCTATTCCTTTACCTATTTCTTTACCTGCATCTATAAATCCTTTACTCTGGTACATGCCTTTTAAATCATTCACTAAAGCAGCCATATATTTATTAGGCGAATCACAGTTAGCAGCGACTGATTCTTTAGCTTTCTGCGTGATTGGTTTTGTTTTGTTCATTATTGTTAGTTGTTAGTTGTTATGAGTAAGCTTCGTCTTCCCACTCAAAGTTGCCGCCCTCGACATCTTTTTGACCGGAATCCATAGCTATTAAATTACCTTGATCTCTCTTATACACTCTAGAAGGCGACTTAGTATCTTTTTTCCAAGTTACCATATTGTCGTCGTAGTGTAATCTACCTTGCTTCATTTGGCAGTGATGCACATTTTCGTGTTCAACAGCCTCTTTCTTTTGAGAAGGTGATAAGCTTTTATCTATGAAAGTTGTACCATCATTATTAGCCTCAGCCATAATGTTACCTTTTAAGTCTTTTTCAAAAACAGGTCTACCCCATTCAGAAAGCTCTTCGTTGTACCCGAATATTTCGCCTTTAGTTTTAAGTTTAAACGCCATTATTTTCCGTAGTAACCTTTTTTATAGTTTTTTGCAGGAGCCGCAGCACCTTTAGCACTACCAGCACATCCACAATCTTCTGTAGAAGACTTTTGTTTTTTCTTTGGTTTATTAACAACTCTTCCGTCTGGAGCTACAATAGGACCTCCTGAACCATCAGCGTTTAATGTAACCTCTTGGTTGGTTGGTGTGGTTAAGTTTTTGAATGCAGCTTGTACTCTAGCTGTAATTGGGTTGTTAGCTTTCATAGTTATCTTTCTTTGTCTTTTATCATATCATCAATAGCCTTATTAAAGACTTTATCTGTATATGTCTTGTTTTTGTAAAACACGCTTGCATGTGAAGTAGGTAAATCCTCTTCCGCTAGCAATATTCTATATATTCTGTTTATTAATCTTTTGCATCTTGACGATGTTTTGTACACACTATATTTAATAGTAGTTCTATTACGTTCACGCCAAACATCAATCCATCCGCCTTTACGCAAGCGCTCCCATCTTGCTTTATCCCAAGAGTAAGTATAAACACCATCTATAAAATCATTACGTGTAAAATGTACTTTACAATCTAAATATATTAGTAATTCTAGATCAGCATCTTTTAAATCATAAGTTTTACAGGCCCATCTTCTGACAAGCCTGTAATACTTTAATAAATTTAATTCTCGCAAATCATTTGCTTCTATTCTCATTCTACAACAACAATGTCTGATACTTTGATTACGTAGTAAAGATGATCCTCGTGCTCTATACCACTTCCGGCGTGTTTGTCATATCTTACGATATCACCCTCTTTAACAATAGGGACTTGATCTCCTACGCTTATAACTTTACCTTTTAAGTACCTAACGTCACTGTCTTGCTTTTCTGTTAACTCTAAGCCTCCTACTTTCTTCGGAGCTTCTTTTATTTTGTCTATAACGACGTAAAAATTAATTGCTTGCATCGTCTAACCTTTTATTACTGATTATACAATCTGCAGACACAATTGTGTTAACTACGCTCACAGCATTTTTCAGCGCCGCTTTTGTAACCAAAACCGGATCTATAATACCTGCTTTGACCATGTTCACTGGCTTGCCTGTTACTACATCTATACCCCAGCCTTTTTTATTCAGGTCTTGAAAGTCAAGCCCAGCGTTGTCTAATATAGTTTTATAAGGAGCTTTTATAGCTTCGAGCAATAATTCCTCTCCTTTGTTTTTAGGCTTAATGTTGTTTGCTGCATTTAAGAGTGCTACACCACCGCCGGCAACAATACCTTCTTTCAAGGCTGCTTTAGTAGCGTGAACTGCATCTTCAACTCTATCTTTCTTTTCTTTTAACTCTACCTTAGAATCAGCCCCAACTCTTACAATACCTACAGTGCCTGCTAAAGTAGCTAGCCTTTGTTCTAGTTTCATTTTAAAGAATCCATTTTTTTCATCTTTAATCTGTTCTTTAACATGTGTAATTCTATCTTCCAGTTCTTCACCTTTGTCGTAAACCTGCATTACTGTTGATTTATTATCAGTAACAGCTTTAACGGCTTCACCTAGTACAGAAGGCTCGATAAGATCTAAGTCATCACCTAGCTCCTCGTTTATAAGCTTAGCCCCTGTTAAAAAAGCTAAATCTTCCATGGAGTCTAACCTGGTAGGTCCCAAACCCTGGAGGATCTATTACATTGACCTTTAATGTTACCTTTAACCTTGTTAGCTACTAAAGTAGCGTAAGGCTGTTGATCTATGTCTGCTATAATAAGTAGTGGTCTCTTTTCTTTTATAATAAACTCTAAGACACTTTGTATCTTACGGATGTTAGGTATTGTAGATCCTATTATAAGCACGTACGGGTTATCTAAAGTACATGTAAGTTTATCTTTGTCGGTTGCTAAGTGCTGAGACTTTAAACCGGAATCAATTTGAGCGCCATCAACGAATTCTACATAAGTTTCATTCGTATCAGACTCTTCCATTAAAACGACTCCATCTCTGCCAACTTTTTCGTATGCTTCGCCAATTTTGGCTCCAAGTTCTTTATCGTTGTTGCAGCTAATTGTAGCAACGCTTTTAAGCATTTCCCCTTTAACTGGTATGCTGGTTTTATCAAGATAAACCATAACTTTTTCGCTGCATTTTTCAATGCCGCTCTTAATGCTTCTAGCCGTTTCTTCATGCTCTGATTCTGTTGTTGTTTTTAATAATGAGTGCGCTAAGACAGTCGCTGTTGTTGTACCATCCCCCGCTTCTCTAACTGTATTGCTTGCGGCTTCCTTTATTAAGGTTGCACCTATATTTTCGACCGGATCTATTAAGACTACGCTTTCTGCAACGGTTACACCGTCTTTTGTTATTACCGGTCTACCTAAGGCATCTTCGTATATTACGCATTTTCCTGAAGCACCTAACGTACTTTTTACTGCGCTTGTTAATTTTTCGACGCCTGTCATTATTTTACTATTGGCTTTATCGCCAAATGTCAAATCTTTTACAATCTGACTAGGGTTGTTAAATTCCATTAAATTAAATTATATTTTATTACTACTTAAATGTTTTTACTACTTTCGGCCCGTCTATAAATTCAAGCTTTTTTTTGTAATGTTCAATAGTTTTATCTATTGAGGTTTCAGCTTCTTGTAATGTTTCTCGCCGTGTAACATCTTTCCAGTTTTCTCCATTACGAAGATCTTGGTACTCTGTTTGGTAAAAACCGTTAATGAGCTGGACAATCCTCCAGTTTTCTTTATTAGCTATGTGCTCCCATAGTTTAACTTGGTTTTCTTCCGCAGGTGGGTGACTACTCCACGATTCAGTCTGGTAAAATAGTGTCATTTGGTTTTGGTTTTGGTTATTATTAATATCTATATAGTTACGTACTTAGCTTTTTATTTAATCTAGAGTTACTCATCTTTAACAAATCGAATAAAAGTAGATATTTTTTTGTTATCATTAGAATAAGTCACTTGTCGTAAGTGGCCATTGGTATAAAATTCTACGTGTAACCCTGTAAGTTGTGAATAGTTATCACCTGTCCAATAAATCTCCACTTTCTTTTTGTTAACCCAAGCCATTGGTTCATTAAGCGTGTAGCCGACATGAGCATATCCATAGCCGTGAGCATTGAATCCAGAGGTTCCAAGCCCAATTGTATTTGTCAATAAGCTCGTGTCCCATACACCAGGGTCTGCTCCTAATGGGTTGTCGTTGGTGCCATAACACGTTACTAAATTAGAAAAGTCACCACCCGATGGAAGCCTGAAACCAGTTGGTGGTTGTATAACGCTCTTTGCCCAATAATTATAAATTAATCCATAACTAGCTTTACTACTATCAAATTCAAAATAGCAAGCGGTAGGAATTTGGTTTGCATGAGCATTAGCCCAATCGTCTGCATTGTTTGCAAAGTCTATAGCTCCACCCCCTACTTTAGCTAATGTTGTTGAGTTTGTTTTTTTCCATATCAAGCTACATACTTGTACTTCACCGGGCCCTAAAGATGAAGGCCAGACAAGGGTTTCGGCACTATATATTTTTTGCACATTACTGCTACCTAGCTTTATCTTACCAACACCATCTGGTGTAACCCCATTTAGTTTTAAATCTGCCATATTATAATATTATATATAATGTGTTAGCGTTTATTGTTCCACCGCTTACTAAACCATCATACTCCGCTTGTGTTAAAGAAACGATGTATTTCACTTTAGGGGTTGTAAAAGTATCTTGGTTATTTAAAACTGCATCTGGAGCCGAAACTATTACGTTGCCTGTAGTATTTGGCGTTACAGTTATTCCTACCCCAGCGTTAACTGATTCTACTGCTCCCGGAGGACCTGTCAATCCTATTGGGCCTTGCGGGCCAGTCGCTCCGGTTTCACCTTGAGCTCCAGTTTCACCCTGTGGGCCGTTGCTACCATTTTGTCCAGGCTGACCTTGTATTCCTTGAATTCCCTGTATTCCTTGTTCTCCATTTGTTCCGTTTGTTCCCGCAGCTCCTTGATCTCCTTGTAAACCCTGCTCCCCTTGTAAACCTTGTATACCTTGTGGTCCCTGATCACCTTGATCTCCTTTAATGCCTTGAATTCCCTGTAGACCTTGTACGCCTTGTATTCCTTGAGGTCCTCTTAAAGGCCCAATGTTCAACCAAGTATTTCCAGCAGTCCAAACATAACCATCACCAGCCGTGGCACCTCCACCTGTTTGATCTATAACCCACAAATCTCCCACTGTATTACCTGTTGCGGGTAAATCAGCTACGGTAGGTTTAGTACCTAATACGTTTATTGATGTTCCATCTGCTCCAGTAGCTCCTTGCGCACCAGTTGCACCAATAGCTCCTTGAGGACCTACAGCTCCTTGAGCCCCAGTTGCTCCAGTTAGACCCACGTCACCCGTAGCACCCTGTGCTCCAGTTGCCCCAGCAGGACCTGTTTGACCAGCAGGTCCAGGTGCTCCAGTTGCTCCGTCATTACCAGCAGGTCCTTGTGCACCATCTACTCCGTCTACTCCGTCTGTTCCGTCTGCTCCAGCAGGTCCAGTAGCTCCTGGTTCTCCTGCGGGACCAACGGGACCTTGAGATCCAGCCCCTATAAATCCAGATAACGCCCCTATTGTGAAGTTTTTTGTTTTTCCAAAGTTATTACCTGGGTTTCCATCTGTACCTACTACTTTATCTTCTGAAGATATGTCAGCATCGATGTTATATGTTTTAATTCTTGCCATCTATGTTATGTTTTATAATTTTTTCCTGATTCTTCTTTAGTACCTTTACCTTCATTGCCTCTATTAGACTTTATAGTCACGCATTTTTGTCTTTTGTGGTCATAATCATACCCTTTTGGACACGGATTCTTTCTACGCTCTCTTTGTGAGTGCGCTTTTTTTGCTTTTCTAGCCGGAGTTTTAGCAAATGCCAAATCCCGAGCTGCTTTTGCGCGCCTAGCGGCTGGTGAAAGCTTTTGTTTTGTCATACTTTGTATGATTACGCTATTTTATAGGTTATTAACGTGACAATAGCCTGCTACTATTTATATATAACTACCTAATGTCACATTATTTGTAAAAAAAAATATAGTAAAAAATTTTTTGTTAGATATATAGGGATTTTGTGTTGCACCCTCCTTCTCTCTTCCGTAATATTTTAGTAAAACCCATTTGTTTTTCCCAGCCCCCACCGAATTCCCACGATTTTAGCCCCTGGTTTCGATACCACCTCAGCTATATCGGGCCCGAGATGCTACTACTATTTTTAAATTCACTCTATATTTTTAGGTATCATACAGAGGTAATACGGTTTGCATTGGATAATAATAATGTAAGTAACAAACAAACTAACAACTATGAACCGAATAAAAAGTGTGACAATAGCCCCTTACTATACTTAGCTTAATACCCTAATGTCACAGTTTTTAATAAAGAATAAATATTACAAACTAAATACGAGTATAATCGGATAATAATACTGTAAGCAAATTAATACTAATAATAACTAAATAAAATAACTATGCAAAATCTAAATTCTAAAACTCGTATCGAAATACTGTCTACTATCGACGAATTAAACCAATACTTAAACGGCTTCGTAACTAAAAGTAGTTTACAAATAACGCTCGACGAATTAATAAATAAACTATAATAATTTACAAACTAAATACGATACGTATTGGATAATAATAATGTAACTAATAAATAATAATAATAACTTAAATATAATAACTATGTCAAATTTACAATCAAAACGATTCGTCGTAAGAAAATCCTTAATTGGAAAAAATCAAATCATTGAAGTAACTTTCAAAAATGGAAAATCATTTACTTATAATCATGATAAAGTATATGAAATTATGAAAAGTAAACTTGAAACTATGAACTGTTTCGAAAAGTATAAATCTTATACATCGTCTACTTCAGTACCAGTAATTCTTCGTGACAAAGAAGTTATATAATACTTCTTGTCATGACATACTGTCACACACTTAGAGGTGTAGTATTATACCCTCTAACTAATTTTTACACTTAAACAAATAATATACTTTTAAAATCTATAAATAAAACTAATATGAGAAAATTCATACACACTATTGTATTAAGAATCAGTAACTTTAAACTATCTAATTACTTTGAAGATGGTTTCGCTCCGAATGAAACTAAGTGGTAATTTAAAAATACAAACTAAATACGTTTCTTATTGGATAATATATATGTAACAAATAAAAAATATAACTATGTACAATGATACTAGAACTGACTTACTAAACTATTTAAACAATAATAAAATAGAATATACTTCTGTGGGAAACCATACCATACAAGTAAACTTAACAGTAACAAAAGAAATAAATTCTAAAACTAGAACTGAAGTTTTATCTACTATAGATGAACTACGCCAATACTTAAACGGTAATGTAACTACTGAGGCGTTAAAAGATACATTAGAAGACTGTCAACTCGCACTTGACGGACACTTTATAAACAAATAAATAAATATGGTGACTATCCGAACCATGAAGTGGGACATCAAACTGGATAGAAATAAAGACATAACGGTTTCACTCTGCATTTTGACTACGTGAGCTCTACTTTGTGAGGTGGTTCGATTCCACCAATGTCTACAAATATAATACGATTATCTTTAGATAATATAAATGTAACTAATAAAAACAAATAACTATGTGTACTAAATCTTATACTCTACTAAAAATCTCGTGGAATCTTTTCGATACTGACTTTGATAAATTAACTGACGAACAAAAATCTAAAGTAATCGATATCTACTACGACTTCTACTAAACTAAATAACTATGCGAATAATTAAACACTTCAATCCACACTTTCCAGAGCGTGAAACTTACAAATGTACTATACGATACACTACTAAGTTCGGTACGCTCGATGAAGTAAATCAGTGGCGAGATGACCAACTAAAAAACGAAGACTATTACAAGTCGCTTGAAGAATCAAATAACAAAGCGGCAGGTGAATTCTATAAAACATTAAACTATAAAGGCGATTAATATGAAATATATAACAATACTAGATTTCTCAATGGGACATGTACACCAATATGAGATACAAGAAGACCAATATGAAAGACATCAAGATTTAATAGATTTTATAATATCTAAAGGTTTTAGCTTAAGTAATATTGAGTGGATGAGTCATTATGATAAAACAATATACTAACAAAAAACTCGGATTAATATGAAAACAATATATATAGACATGGACGGTGTACTCGTTGATTTACAACCTACACTTAATAAAAAAGGTTGGTATCAAAGTATATTTAAAGACCTTCCACCAATGAAAGATGCAGTGGAATCCTTTAATAAATTATGTGAGTCAGATAAGTATGATGTGTACATCTTATCTACCGCTCCATGGAATATGCCTATTTCTTGGACGCATAAGCGCCAATGGGTGAGTAAATACTTAGGTAATAACGCTTACAAACGATTAATACTTTCTAATCACAAGAATCTATTACGTGGCGACTATTTAATAGACGACAGAACAGTAAACGGCGCAAGTGAATTTGATGGCGAACTAATACAGTTCGGCGTAGGTAAACACTCTAACTGGCGAGAAATATTAAATATCTTAAAACCATGAAGAAAACTAAAAGAACTAAGCGTAAATTTAGTCACTATAAGATTAAATTAGCAGAGATCGAAGCGATCGAACGTGAATGGGCGATGAGATATAACTCTGAAATACCTTTATGGCAACAAGAGATGTATCAATAATACAAATAAAATACGATTATCTTTGGATAATAATACTGTAACAAACAAATAATATACTATGAAAAAAATTAAATTTATCAACTCAACAACCATCAGATTTAATGGCCAAGATTACAAAGGTTATCCTGTTGGCGAGTTACCAAAACGCTTCGCGTTTATCTACAACGAAGACAAAGACCAAGAAGGTATCACTGAGTGGTTCAACTACAAAGGTCTAACTTTTGTCGAGAAAACTGAAAACCCTTTCGCCATATGAATATGAAGGAAGCGTGTCAAACTATGATAGACGCGAGAAGAAATCGTGCAAGAGGGCATAGACTCAAGCACCAACACGAGGTGTGTAGCGGACTGACTGATAAAGAGTGGAACGCCGTGGTTACAAGGCAAAAAAGCTCTTTCGCTAAAGGCAAGTCGTTCGCTTACACTGCTCGATGGAATGATTACAAAGTAAACTATAAAACAAATAAACTATGAAACTAATAGAAGTAAACAAAAACGGAACATCTACGTTCTTATTAAATGATGGGCGTGAAATAAAGTCTTATCAATCAGGTTATATAAGAATTAACAACTTTAACCTTGATAGATTGTATCAAATAAACAAAAAAACTAAATCTATAAACAAATACTGGACAGGTTATCATCACGGTAGAGGTAACATCGATACAATTATATACAATTACAAGCGTATACTAATTCCAAACGAAATGGATAGACTAGAATATATTATTAACTGGGTAAAGAAAAATGTAAAATGAGTAAAATGAACGAAATAGATGAGATAGCTCAGTATCAAGCTGATGTTATACTAGAAACCCTGAAAGAACAGGTGGAATGGTCCATAGCGGACTATGATTTAAACGGTGATGACTTTTATAATCTAAGAGATTACACTGTCTACCAAACTGTGATTAAATTACTAGAACAAGTGGATCTTGTAGATATTGATTATTACAAACAAAATACGATTATCTCTGGATAATATATATGTAACAAATAAAAATAATAAACTATGTATTGTAAATGTGGAAATGAAGTACACCCTGTGAGGTTGGAATTAGGTTATAAAACGTGTGTTGAGCACTCGACAACTCAAACATATTCGTATGTACCTATTATCGAGCACAAGACAGGCAATACAATACAAATAGTCAGCCAAGAAGTAAGTGCATCAGTGCACAGAGCTTGGCGGCGTAAGTAACTACTGTGGAGGGATTAGTACGGCAATGGTATTTTAAATTGTTAAGCTAACGAAGATCCTCTAAGGTAGTAAATAGCTAGATGAGAGGTTTAATCAGGGCAATCGCGACGAATAAATTCTGCGTTTGCTCTCAGAGGCCGACTCTAGCGGCAACTAGGTGTGGATGCAACAGGAGTTATTAAATTAACCAGAGTTCATTACTACTGACGAGTATGAGGGTTCGATTCCCCCACTAGTTACAAATGTGCAGCGAATAAATAACAAAGACGCGCACCGGTCTAACGACAGTGGTGCACCGCGCTTAGGAAATGACTGCACACACGGGGGTGACCTGGTATTGACGTGATAGAAAGCCTATATGGAACTATTGCGGAAGAGAGTTCGAATCTCTCCACCTCCACTAAAACAATTAAATATGACAGCAAAAGTTAGACAAATGACAAGCAACCGCTCAGGAAGACCTGTAGCTAATCAGTTCGTTATATATACGAACTACGGAACTTATTTTCAAAGTTATGACAGTGTTATTGCTTTACGTGACAATAATGGTAAAATAACGTTAGATGATTACTATTGGGACTACTCACGTACAACTAGTAAATATCGTAACGAGTTTTTAGGTGAAGGTATTGCAGACACTAGAGTTAAAATAGAATCAGGCGAGTATAAACTAGCAGATCTTAATTAATTAGATGAGCAGGACTAAAAAAAAGCCCTACACTGGTTCAAAAAGGTTTGATAAAACTTGCAGAAACAACGGAAGCTGTCCTTATTGTAAAAGTAACAGACAACATAAGAACAACAAGCGAGATGTACAAACAAAATACGACGACTAATGGATAATATTAATGTAACAAATAAAAAATTATAACTATGAAAATTAAAGGATTAACAGAACAAGACTGCGCTTTTGTATACTATGTCTTACGAGACTGGTCACAAAACCATGAAAATTACGACGAACAAGATGTAGATGATGTCTACCAAATTGCTAAAAAATTTAAAACTTACTAAATATGAAATACCTTTATCAAGAGTTAGACAGCTTACTAAGTACTATTATGTACTCAGACGAAGACGGCTTAGATGATCTACGTGATAATCTATACTTCGAAGACATTTTAGAAACATGTAAAGAAATTGCAAAATATATAGAAGAATAAACATATGAGATCAAATTTATTATCTCGGCTAAAGCCCGAGTTTAAAAAAGGCTTGGAAGACAACAAGGTTAGATATCCTGATATGACTAACGATATTGAGTTCTTGCTTACTCAATTATTTTACTACGACGACTTAACTGTTCGTCAAGTGTTAAACATCTTTGTGTTCTCTGACATGGAATACCTTGACAGAGAATCATTCGAACTGGCGTTATGGTGAAGACGTATTCGAACTTGAAAACAACGTAGCATAATGGCTATGTGCGAATGGACGCTTGCAGATATTAAGAATAGAGCAAGCAATAAAGCTTTTGCAAAAGTTACAATACTAACCTTAGATGTTGAAACTTACAAGGAAGACTTGAGAACAGGTAACATCGGAGGTGTTACATATGAGGAGTTTGAACAAGTACTAGAAGGTTATAAAAAGAACTACAAGTATGGAATTACATAACAGAATTAATAGAAAAACAATAATATGAGTAAAAAACTAATCACAGACGAACTAATTAACGAAAGACTAGAAGCTAAAGGCTTCGGTGAAAAGCAGATTAATGACGAAGATCTAGCTAAAGAATCAGTATTAAAACATTTTGGTGTAGAATTCACCGATCAATGGACTAGCAACGCAGACTTCTATATATACGAAGAGTCAACAGCCGATGGCTATTCAGTGTTTATAGCTACGTATGACCAGAATTCTATTAATATAAACGAAAACGTATACTATTATGACAGCGATCTAGGCGATGCCCTTGAAGAACATATTAGATATTCTAACGGTTCTGAAGATTTCCCTGACATTATATATGTAGATGATCTTCACCAGCAATTCATTGACGACGCTATCGTGCAGTTGTTCGAGTATCTAGCTGAAAGATTCGAAGAAGAAGTTATAGACGAGCTAAAAGACGAAGGCTATGTGTATGATGAACCTACACCTAAAACAACAGCAGAATTAATAAACGAAGTAAATAATATATTAAGTTAACCATGCCAGATATATCAATGTGCAATGGAGACGGTTGTGAGGCGAAGCATACTTGCTATCGTTTCACAGCTAAAGCCAAGTGAATACCAATCATACTTCGTGCCTACACCTATAGAAAATAACGGTTGCGAATACTATATAAATAATAATTAAATAAAATGACAGAAACAAAACAAAAATTACCAAGTTGGTTCAACGGATCTTTATATAAGACAGGTGAATCAGTTAAAAATCCTTTCAGTGGAGAGGTATATGAATTAAATAATGTAGAGCTTAGTATGTATGACTTCTTGATGGGTTGTGCTATGTTGTTTGAAAGATCCTCTAATAGAGTTAACGATCAGATGATAGATGACTACCAAAAAGGTGTTAGATGGTTCAGGCAAAATAACCCTGAAGCTTACATGGCTTTACTAGATTAATTACAAACTAAATACGATTGTCTTCGGATAATATATATGTAATAACAAATGTCTCATGGTGTAATTGGCAACACGTTGGTTTTTGGTACCAAAGAGTCTAGGTTCGATCCCTAGTGAGACAACAATTATTAACAATTAAATTAAATAACTTATGAACAAATTAATTTTACCAATGCAGACTGTAGAAGTCAACTCAACCGCTATACAAAAGGCTGATTATGAGTATGATAGCTATAAACTAACCTTGACGTATACAAACGGTAGTTCTTACAGCTATACTAAAGTTCCAAACTTTGTATTCGAAGGCTTGAGATTATCTCAATCTAAAGGCAAGTTTATTAACAAGCACGTACTATCAACTTATAACTATAGAAGAGTATCGTAAATGACAGATAAAGAAATGAGCAAGTTGGCTGATCTTATTGTAGACAAGATAATCGAAAGACAAAAAGCTTATGACGAAGAGTTTAAGGCCGATATTCAATCAATGGTAGATGAAAATACCAATATTGAGTTCGGCACTATAACTCAAGACGAGCTTATAATCGAAGAGATTGACGGTCTTCAAGAAACATTAGACAGACTAGAAACAGAAGAAAATTACGAAGCTGCAAGAATCGTAGCAAATAAAATTAAACACTTAAAAAACAAATATAAACTATGATAAAACCAATGCTCGCATACAAAGTAGACAAAAAACCTGTCGACTGGTCCGAGAAAGTATTCATACAACCTAAGCTTGACGGTGTTCGTTGTATATTCACTAAAGACGGTGCGTACTCTCGTACAGGTAAAGAATTTAAAAACCTAGCTCATATTAAGTATGATCTAACAGATTTTTTCAGAAAACATCCTAACGTAATACTAGACGGTGAGCTGTATAATCATGCTCTAAAGGACGATTTTGAAAAGATCATATCATTAGTTAGAAAACAAAAACCAACTGATCAGGACGCGCGTGACGCGCAGCATCTTGTACAATATCATGTGTATGATGGTATTCACAATATGCTACACGACGTTAATTACGAAGATCGTTTTAATTGGCTAACTCGTTACTTGCCTATCGCAGCTACAATGACACTTATTAAAAATACAGTTGTTGATAGCTATGATGAAGCTAAAATGTTACACAATGTACACTTAGCTCAAGGTTACGAAGGCTCTATGTTACGTCTTAACAAAAAGTATGAGCATAAACGTTCTTACAATTTGCAGAAGTTCAAAGACTTCAGTGACACAGAAGCTACTATTGTAGGCTATGAAGCTGGCAAAGGTAAGTTTACAGGTCTTATTGGCAAGTTCTTAATGCTAGATGATGATGGCATAATGTTTGGCTGCCCTATCGGTAAAGGTTACAACTTTGCAGATCGTAAAAATATACTAGACAATATACACGACTATATCGGTCAGCGTGCTACCTTTACTTATTTTCAACGAACACAAGCAGGTTCTTACAGACACCCGCTATTTAAAACACTTAGAAATTATGAATGATCCACTAGCAGATAGATATTTTAATACAATACAAGACATGGTAAATAGAGATAAACACATATGGGAAGGCTGGACAGTCGGCGACTTTATAGACGACATAGAGCCAAGTTTTAATACTATACAAAGATCTGATGGATTTTGGGATCATAGTGCAGGCTTTAAGTCTAAAGCAGAGCTTAAAAAATGGGTTGCATCAGAACAGCCTTATTACAAAAAGCATATACCAGAAGTTTATAACTATTTCTTACAAAAATCAGGATTATGAGTAAATTAATATGGAAACTATACAACGAAAATATGATAAGTGAAGAGGTTGTACATCAACTTCTTGACTGTCATTATAACAGAGTTAATAATAAAAAATACTAATGAATATATTTTATTTACACCATAACCCATACAAAGCTGCAACATTCTTTTACGATAAACATAAAGTTAAGATGATCTTAGAGTGTGCTCAAATGCTTTGTACAGCTCATCACGTGCACGACAACGGTGACAATGTGCCTTATAAGAAAGCTCATTTAAACCATCCCGTCTACAATATGGGCTAGATCTAGTAGATCAAACTACTATTGGTTGTATGAGCATATGCTAGGTATCGGTAAGCAGTATACTAAACGATACGGTAAGTATCATCTTAGTATTGAAAAATGCAGAGATGCTCTAGCGTTTGCTCCAGCTGGTATACCTGATACTGGCTTTACAGAGCCACCGCAGTGTATGCCTGATGAATACAAAGTTGAAGGCGATAGTATATCAGCGTATTGGAATTATTATGAAGCTGAAAAAGTTTCAGTAAGAAACAAAGGTGAAGAAATAATAACAAGACCAAATGGGTAGAACTAGAGAATTATTTGAACAAATGAGGTTGGAGACAGAAAATGATTATAATAATAATCATATTTTTTACCAACAATTAATACCAACCGAGGACTATGACAACAGCCCTCGAATATAAATAGTAACAGGCTTATGTCACACAATAGAAACCTTGATTATCTTATCAAGAGACGTATCATATACCGTAGATCACCGATCACGGATCAACCAACAGAGTCGTTTGACTGGGGTGATTACTATGAAGATGGTACATATGAATGCTATGAATTATTTCGTAGCAAAGCTAAGATAACAACATATAAATCTCTTAAGTGGCATATGCTTGTTCTATGGTATTTAAACCCTCAACTAGATCAAGATGAGTTTCAAGCTTTATTTAAGTATATATGTAACAAGCGCACTGGTTTTATAACATTTACTGTTAATGAATCATTGCTATACACAATGGTATATGAAGTAAGTATGATGGACTTAGATCACCCACCGCGTAACAAACAACGTAAGATTATCTTCAAAGAGTTTTGTAAACTAACAACTGAAGAAAAATTAAGTGTTGTAGGTAAAATGGTAGGTCGATCTAAAACTGTACACGAAGATGATATTTATCAGTGCATGTTAGACATACACGATATGGGTAAGAAAATAACAATAGGTCGAATAGCAGGGTTACTAGACTGTTCAGCTCGTACAATACATAGAAATATGGGCATGGATCTTAAGAAAGAAAAAGAATTATTAAATCAAGAATTATGAAACAAGACTTTAACGAGTGGATGGCAAACATAGGTAATATATACTATGCTGATAACAGGCTAATGTCACAAGCTTTTGAAAAACTAGAAGATTATGAAGAAATATAACGTACAAAACTACGTAAGATATAAGAATGATGTAAAGACATCAATAGCAAATCTTGAAGGTAAAATGTGGGACGAATATACTCGTGATGAGCTTATTATTAAGTTTATGCCTCTTGTAGAAAATCTAGCACGTAAGTTTTCTACCACGCAACAAGCATCAGGTGTCATGAGCATTAACGATTTGCTTCAAGAAGGAAACAAAGGCTTAACTCTAGCTGTAGACAAACTTGACTGGGAAGAAAAACTAGCTGACTCCCCTGACATTGAAAAAACACTAAAATCTTTTTTCTCTAAAAGAATAAAAGGAGCTATACGTAGAGCTATAGATATAAACAGAGGTAATATAAAAATACCAGAACACAAGCTTAATGAAATACGTAAATCACCTAACGATGAAAAAATGGTTTCTATGTTTTTCAATTCTATATTTTCAAGCTACGACAAGTATGAAGACAATGAAGAAAACTTTGCTTACCAAGTAGAAGACAAATCAGAGCCGTACAATATAAACTTAATAAATATTTATATTTTAGGTTTAATGAAACAGCACTTATCTAAAGCGCAGTACGATGTTGTTAGATTGTCTTATGGCTTAGATGAAGATAAAATGTCTGCTAAACAAATAGCATCGTACATAGGACTAAGCGTAGCTACTGCAAATATAAGAGTTTCACAGATAAAAAAAGAAGCAATAGATATACTTATAAAAAATGTAGATCCATCGCAAGTGATTGATTATCTGTAGGCTTAGTGATTAATTATTAAAAAAAATACGTAATTATATTAATATACCAATAAAAACCATATGACCTTAAATGAGAAACTGGCAACGATCCAGACAAAGTTTAAATCGAAAAAAAGTAGATTTAACTCCTTCGGCAAATACAACTTCAGATCAGCCGAAGACATCCTTGAAGCAACAAAGCCCTTTCTGTTAGAGTTAGGAGTTACGGTAACAATCAATGAGCAAATCATTAGTGTTGACCCTTTACCTATGATGCAGTCTACTGCGTCTATAAGTGACGGCGACAATGCTATACACGCTAATGCTATCGTTGGTGTAGATTTAAACCAAAAAGGTATGAACGTACCTCAGCAGTTTGGATCAGCGTCTAGTTATGCTAAAAAATATGCGCTTGGAAATTTATTTCTAATCGATGACACAGCAGACAGTGACGCAACAAACACTCACGGTAAAGGTAACGCAGTCAAACCTAAGTTAGAAGGAGCTGCATTAACGAAAGCAAAAGCTTTCATCAAATCAGGCGGTAGTCTAGAAGCTATTAAAAAGAAGTACGACATACCCGCCGCAACATTAAAAACGTTATAATGAAGAGAAAAGATGAGTTAAACAAGTTGAGAGAAGATGAACATTACTATGGTAAGTTTGGAAAACAATTCCTAAGTAATTCAGATATCTCGACCTTATTAACAAATCCTTTGGCGCTAGGGAAACCAATGAAACCAATCCCCGCATTCCTAGTTGGAGGCTATTTTCATACAGCTATTCTTGAACCACATAAGCTCAAGAATTTTAAGATAATAGAAACGACGACTAGGAATACCAAAGCGTACAAAGAGATCTCAGACGGAGAACTTTGCTTATTACAACACGAAGTAGATCAAACAGAATTATTAGTAGACAAAATGATGTCTAATGAAATCTGTAGAAATTTAATACGTGGTGAAAACGTAGAGTACGAAGTACCTGGGATTGCTGAGATATTCGGAAACCAATGGAAAGGTAAAGCAGATATTGTTAATCACGATGAGAAGTTAATCATTGATCTAAAAACAACTGCAGATATTTCTAAGTTTCAATATTCAGCATCAAAGTACAATTACAACAGTCAAGCTTATATATACCAAAAGCTGTTTGGTTATGAAATGATCTTTATGGTCATAGATAAGAACACGCATCAAATAGGTATATATGACTGTTCTGATAAGTTCCTTTCTTACGGAGAGGATAAAGTTCAGCAAGCAAGTGAAGCTTACAATTTATTTTTTAAAAACCCGGACTTTAAACCGGAAAATTATTTTATTAACAAAACCCTATAATTATGGCAAGTATTATTAAAGCAAGTATCAACTTAAATGAAATCCCAAAGGATAAAATTTATGTTGGCAAAAAAGGTAAGTATTTACCTATCACAATTACATTAAACGATGAAGTAGATAACTACGGAAATCAAGGACCAGTTGTAGTTGAGCAGACTAAAGAAGAACGCGAAGCTAAAGTAGCTAAGACTTATTTAGGTAATGTCAAAGTAGTGTGGACTAACGGAGACAATGTTGCAGCAGCGCCACGTGATGGTCAGCCTCAACAAGCAGCGGCAGTGCCAGAACCTGCAGATGATCTACCGTTCTAATGCTATACACATATGTAAAGTAGAGTAGATTAACAAATTAAATTAAATTAAATGCAGACAACAGAGATCAATGGATTTTTGATTGATGAGTTCAATCAACATAAGCTTGAAGAGGGAAAAAAGCAGGGCATATGTCCTCTTTGTTCTCACGATAGAAAACCTAAGAATACAAAAGCAAAATGTGCTTCGTATGATTGGGAACGGGGTCTCGGTACTTGTCACAACTGTAATACATCATTTCAACTACATACGTATCAGCGTAAAGGTGCTAGTGAAAAGGTATATGTAAGACCTGCAGAGGTTGTACATAAGCCTCCAGCTAGCAAAGTGGTTGAGTGGTTTAAAACTAGGGGAATATCTCAGCAAACTCTCACTGATCTTAAAATTAGTGAGGGTCCTGAGTTTATGCCTCAGACCGGTAAAACCGAGAACGTTATAAAGTTTAATTACTTCATGGGCGATCAACTTATTAATGTTAAGTATCGTGATGGACGAAAAAACTTTAAATTATATAAGGGTGCTGAAAAAGTATTCTATAATATAAACAGTATAATAGGTTATGAGTATTGTGTTATTGTTGAAGGTGAAATGGATGTGCTTGCACTACACGAAGCTGGTATAACAAATGCAATATCAGTTCCTAACGGAGCTACATTAAATAGCAATAACCTTGATTACTTAGATGCTTGTATAGATTATTTCGAAGACAAAGAAAAAATCATACTAGCTGTAGACACAGACGAAGCAGGTCAAGCATTACAAGCAGAACTAGTTAGAAGATTAGGATCTGAAACTTGTTACTTAGCATCGTTTGAAGATTGTAAAGATGCAAATGAATATTTACAAAAGTATGGAAAAGAAAAACTATCAGAGCGTATTTCAGGAGCAAGACCAGTACCGCTTGAGAATGTTACAACATTCAGGGATATTGAAGATGAAGTTACCGACTTTGTTAAGAATGGCTTTAAACCAGGATTTCAAGTTGGCTTGCAAAATTTTGATGATATCTTCTCAACTTACACTGGTCAATTTATTACTGTTACTGGTATTCCTAGTTCCGGTAAGAGTGATTTCGTCGATCAGATGGTTGTCGGATATAATAATAACTACGGATGGAAAACAGCGTTTGCGTCGCCAGAGAATCAACCGACTTATTTACACGCTCATAAGTTAATGCGTAAGCATTGGCAAGGTATGCCAACTAGAGATGATATCAACGGAGAGAAATGGAACCAAGTAGCAGATCATTGTAATACTAATTACTTTCATATTGATATGGAACGTTACACGCTTGAGTCAGTACTTAGAAAAGGTGCTGAGCTTGTAAAACGTAAAGGTATCAAATGCTTAGTCATTGATCCATTTAATAAAGTTAGAGACATTGATTGTAAAACTGAAGACGTAAATAGATATACCATGGAGTACTTAAGCAAGATCGAGATCTTTGCTAAGAAGTACGATGTACTAGTATTTATTGTAGCTCACCCAACTAAAATGTATAAAAATCAAGATGGCAAGATTGAAGAGCCAACTATGTACAACATTAAAGGTGGTGGCGAATGGTATGATGCTAGTTATCACGGTATACTAGTTCACAGAGATTATGAGCAAAAAACAGTTAAAGCTAAAGTTTTAAAAGTTAAGTTTCAAAACCTTGGTGAAAACGGTGCTGAAGCTCATTTTAAATGGGAACCAAAGTCAGGTTGTTTTGTACCTCACGAGCAGATAAACTTAGCTGGTGAAAAAATGCCATGGGAATAAATGGCTAAAAGTAAAGGTATAAACATGGGCGAATACCTAGCTACGCCTGAAGAGTGGAACGCATATAGATGGTGTATAAGAAATGCTATACACATTGCACCTAAAGCTTTGACTGAAGCTAGATGGACAATTACAATAACAAATAAAGGAATAACTAATCAAGACCCTGAAAGCTACACGAAGGTAGTTATTTGGGAGACAGTCTTTAAATACTACAAACATTATTATGACAAATATAACTAACGCAGAGTTTAAAACTGCTAGTGAAGCTTATAATTGGCTTTTTCCTAAAATACTTTGGGACGGGGTTGACTTCGGCGACACTAAAGCTTTGTTTAATGTAGGGTTTACAATACTAGATCCTACAGACAAAGTTATTCACAACAAAAACCGCAAGTGGAACGCTGAATACGCAGAAGCTGAATGGCAATGGTATTTATCTGGTGATCCTAGCATTGAAAAGCTTGGTGAGATATACGGTAAAGTACCTCAGATATGGAAGCGTATGGCTGATAGCTTAGGCAATGTAAGATCTAATTATGGTTGGCAATGGCAAAGGCAAGATCAAATAGATAAAGTTGTAGCAATGCTAAAAGACAACCCGCAAACTAGACAAGCAGCAATAAGTATATATGACGGTAAAGAAATTGATACATACAGAAACGATACACCGTGTACGTATGCTGTTCAGTTTACTGTACTAGACAATAAGCTTAATATGTCTGTCTATATGCGTTCTAATGATCTCTGGTACGGCTTCTGCAACGATCAGTATCAATTTGCATCATTGCAAGAATTAATTGCAGAGAGGACAGGATATGAAATTGGTACTTATTACCATCACGCACACAACCTTCATCTGTATAACAATAAAATAACTTAATATGTATTATTTATACCACATACCTGGTAAAAAGATCGGCGTTACACGTAATCTTAATACTAGAGTAACCCTTATGCAAGGCTATAAGGAGAATGAGTATGAAGTTCTTGAACAGTCAGACGATATAGATTATATATCAGACCGTGAAATAGAACTTCAAAAGTCTTATGGCTACAAAAGAGACAGAACATTATATAAAAATCTATTCAAATTAAATATGAAAGTAAACCCAACAGAACAAACAAGTACATTTCCAGTGCCAGTAAATAAATTAAAAGGTAACTTATTAGATAACTTAGGTATGGAGTGGAAAACTCCAGAATATAGCTTTAAGTTACAAAAAGAGCATGTACCTTGGATATTAGCTAACGCTCGAACCTCGATGTTTAACGATAATCGAAGCTACATTTACAACAAGGCTTTTTATGAAGCCTTTTTTAATCAAGATCATAATCCACCAAAGCAAGTTAATTTAACTAATTATTTTCCTTTAATTAGAGACTGGGCTCAAGATCGCGGTATATATGAAAAGGGTAATTCACATACGCAATATGTTAAGCTTATGGAGGAGGCTGGTGAACTAGCTGAAGCATTGCTTAAGAACGATAAGTATGAAATAAAAGATGCTATTGGTGATATGGTTGTAGTTCTAACAAACCTAGCTGTATTGGAAGGTATGCAAATTGAAAACTGTATTGAGTCAGCTTATAACGAAATAGCTAACCGTAAGGGTAAAATGGAAAATGGAACATTTGTAAAACAGACATTGTAATGAAGATAAACACTAAAGATGAAATAGTACTAAAGGTACTAAAGAAGATGGATCAACGTAGTCTTGTTGGTCAAGAAAAGTACGGAGCTACAATGATGGAGGAGATTGAGGGCGAAGAAAAAGATCTTAATAGGTTTTTAATTGACGTTCAAGAAGA